TAATCAAGGTTACCAAGGAGAACAAGGTTATCAAGGTAATGATGGTAATCAAGGTTTCCAAGGAGAACAAGGTTATCAAGGTAATGATGGTAATCAAGGTTTCCAAGGAGAACAAGGTTATCAAGGTTTCCAAGGAGAACAAGGTTATCAAGGTAATGACGGTAATCAAGGTTACCAAGGAGAACAAGGTTACCAAGGCGATCAGGGTTACCAAGGTAATGACGGCAATCAAGGTTACCAAGGTGATCAGGGTTACCAAGGCGATCAGGGTTACCAAGGAGATCAAGGTTACCAAGGTAATGACGGCAATCAAGGTTACCAAGGTGATCAAGGTTACCAAGGAGATCAAGGTTATCAGGGAAATGATGGTAATCAAGGTTTCCAAGGTGACCAAGGCCCGCAAGGCTCATGCCCTTCGTGTATTGTAAGCGACACAACAGGAATAACAGGAGCCAGTAATATTACAAATATTGTTCAACTTAGTCAAACTAATTATGATAGTATAAGTAGTCCCGATCCAAATACATTATATATAATCAATGATTAAGAAATCTTTATGCCAATAGATAGCGACCTATACTTAAATAGTCTCAACATTAACTCTGCTAAATTAGGAAGTAATAATATTTCTAAAATATTTTTAGGAAATAATATAGTATATTCAACAACCTCTTTTGGTAGTTCTGGTTTTCAATGGATGACAATTAATTCTGTCACAGCAACTTCAGCATCTGGAATTGGCCAGAATGATATTACGGTGTCAATTACTCAAGACGGTGGAGGTATGAATACTCATGATGGTATGTATGGAGCATCTACTTTTCCAGAACAATTTGGTATTCCAATTAGTGGAACTCAAATATTAAATAGTCAAGCAGGAATATTCACAGCAGTTTTTAGCGAATCTGTTACAGATGCTTTAGTCGCATTTGCTAGTGTTGGCCAACCTGGACTACCTGTTCCTGTTATAGTATCAACACCATTTACTCCAATTTGGAGTATGGATACAACATATCAGAGCGGAATAAATGGTACTCAATACTATCAATTTACTGGACAAGAAGGATTTAATATTATTAGAATAGACGGTACAGCAAGCACAGTAACTTTTAATTATACAGTTCCAGAGTATTATTGTACTCTTTGCTTTGGCTTTGTTGATCAAAATACAATTTAAATAGATTATCTGGACTATTCTGGATCTGTAACTATTATATTAGATATTCAATAGTTATTCTCATGGACATATTATGAAATTTTCTCTTATAACTCCCACACATAAAAATACTTCATATATACAAGAATTATATCAATCTATTACTAAACAAACCTATCAAAATTGGGAATGGATTATATATATCAATGGATCTGCAACGCATGATCATTTTAATTTTTTAACACAAGATAATAGAGTTAAAATATATTGTGACTATTCTAATAATACTAATGTAGGATATCATAAAAACAAAGCATTTAATTTAGGTACCGGAGATATTTTAGTAGAAGTTGATCATGATGATATCTTGTTACCAAAATGTTTAGAGAAACTAAAAGAAGCATATGAGAATCATCCTGATGTTGGATTTGTATATTCTGATAATGCTAAACTTAACGAGAACTTTAAACCGTATAACACAGCATACGGATGGAAACACCAAAAAATATCCTATAATGGAAAAAGCTTATGGGTTCCTCAATCATTTGGAGCAACAAGTCATTCAATATCATTAATATGGTTTGCACCAGATCATGTTAGATCATGGAGAAAAGAAATTTATCATACTGTTGGTGGCCATAATAATAACTTGTCTGTACTAGATGATCAAGAATTAATAATAAGAACATATTTAATTACTAAATTTTATCACATACCAGAACCATTATACGTTTATAGGATACATGGAGAAAATACATGGCTAGAAAGGAATAAAGAGATACAGACAGGAACAGTACAGCTTAGGAATAAATGGATTCAAAATCTTGCAGAAAGAGATGCTCAATTAAAAAATCTAAAAATGATAGATATAGGAGGAGGTATAGATGGTAGAAAAGGATACATATCAATTGATCAAGAGGGATCAGATATTATTTGTGACTTAAACGATGGAATACCAATGCCAGATAATTCCTGCTATGTTGTTAATGCTAGTCATATAATAGAGCATTTACGAGATCCATATAAAACAATGAAAGAAATACACAGAGTTTTAGCTCATGGGGGATGGGCTTTTATACAAGTACCATCAACAGACGGTAGAGGAGCATTTCAAGATCCTACACACGTTTCGTTCTGGAATCAAAATAGCTTTTGGTATTATACTAAAGAACAACAAGCCAGATATATTAGAAATAATACTATTAAATTTCAAGCTTTCAGATTAGAAACAGACTATCCTTCAGATTGGTGGAAAATAAATAATATTCCCGTTGTTTTTGCTGATTTGATAGCAATTAAAGATCAAAATCCTAGATTTCCAGGGTTATTAGAAATATAACCAATCTTTGGTGTATTATACTAATATGGTTAATATATCAAAACATTATTAAGGAAATCTTATAATGATTAAACCTGGTTATAAAACTAGCGAATTTTGGTTTACAGCTGTCAGTTTTATATTTAGTGGCTTATATTTAATTGGTTTGTTTGGTGAAGATAATCAGCAGAAAGAAGATTTAATTAGGGATGTTAGTCATGGTGTAGAAAGTATTATACTAATCGGTGGACAATTAGCTATATTATTTAAATATCTTAATGGTCGAAAAGAAATTAAAAAAACATTTTATTCTTCTACTAGTCCTAGTGACGTAACAGAAAATACTAAACCAAATGATCCAATTCCAGTCCCAAGTAGAAAATCTAAAAGCAGATCTAGAAAATCTAATTCAAGAAAATCAAAAAATACTAGGAGAAGTTAAAACAGTAGCTATTGCGCAAGCATGGAAAATTCTCCAATTAGCAATAGCCAAAATTATACAAAATATTGAGAATAAAAGTAAAACTCTAGCAGGAAAAGATAAAAAAGAAATAGCAATGATATTATTATCACAGTTTTACGATAGTGTTTTTATAGCTATAGATATTCCTCTTGTTCCTACTGTTGCAGAATCTATTATACATAGGTATACAAAAAGTTTTTTGATGATTTTAGTTAGCTCAAGTATAGATGCAATGGTTGCAACATTTAGAGAAATTGGTGTTTTTTCATCAAAAGATTATGTATCGTCAGTACTAGTAAATGAAGTGCCATAAATATAAAGGAAAAACATATGAACGTTACACAAAGTTTTGAAGAATTTTCTAAAGGAATCGGTGCCATGGATTTGGCTCTTTATGCTGGTGTTGGTATGATAATTTGGATTCTATTCAAAGATAAACTGAGTCCAGTACAAACAGCCTTACTAAAATTATTTAATAAGGATCAATTCTCTATTCCAAGTATAGACACAAAAAGCCCAATAGTAGTTTCAAAACCATCAGAAGATGTATTTTTCCAATTGGTAGCAAGCTGGAAACAAACACGAGACTTGGCTGTTAAAAGCGGATGCTCAGAAGCTATCAAGGTGGCAGATCAAATGTTTCCGCATCTATCCCCTAATGCTTGTTCATCAGATAAAGGAAAAGTTCTATGAAAGATAATAAAATTATACTATTAAGTATTGCTAGTATTCTAGTTCTTATTGGCTTAATTAAACCAGACTTTAATAAATTCTTTCCTTCATCACCAGATACTGTTTCAGTAGAAACTAACAATTTTGTTAAACCATCAGAAGATCTAAAAGATGAATCTGATGCTATAATAAATGCTTTATCTGTAGACAAGGATAGAAAACTTGATGGAAAAAGATTAGCTAGTTTGGCTGGTGATATGGCCACACTGATTGAATTAGACAATGAAAATGAAGTTATAAAAAATACAGAAGAAATTAGACAAGCAAATAGTCTTATTGGCCCAATGTTAAAATTAAATATATCTGGAAAATATCCAGATCTAAAAACTGCTTCACAAAACATGATAGTATCTGTTATTGGAGATGATAGTGTTCCATTAAATAAAGATCTAAGAAAAAAAGCTGTTATTGCTTTTAAAACTTTAGCATGGTCATATTATGAGGGTAGTAAATAATGTCAAGATATTCATCAGAAGAACTATATAATAATTATCGCAAAGGATTTAGTGGCTGTTTATGGGAGCAGCACGTATTTGATCATCTAATGGAAAATAGTAAATATGCGTTATTTGGTGATGCTAATAAAAAAATTAAAAGTAGTGGAAAAGGTAAATTATCAACACCATATAAAAGTGTGTTAAAATTTGACAAAAAAGCTTATGAAGAAAGACAAACTACTGGAGATTGTGTGTCTCATGGAACACGAAACGCTTGTGATATTAGTAGAGCGGTTGAGATAGATGTCAATAATGAAAGAGAAGCATGGATAGCAAGAGGAGCAACAGAAGCAATTTATGGGGCACGAGGTCACGGCGGACAAGGAATGAGTTGCTCAAGAGCAGCTGAGTTTGTTAGCAAAAACGGAGGAATATTGTTACGCCAAAACTATAAGGGTGTAGCTGACTTTACAAAATATAATGGTAATCTCGGAGCAGGATGGGGAGGACGAGGATTGCCAGATCCTGTAATTGATCTTGCAAATGACCATCAAATTAAAACCGTTAGTCTTGTTAGAACAATTGAAGAAGCTCGTGATGCTCTTGCTAATGGTTATGGATTAGCAGTATGTTCTAATTATGGATTTTCTAATAAAAGAGATAAAAAGGGTATAGCAAATACTAGTGGTAACTGGGCTCATTGTATGGCTTGGATAGCATGTGATGATACTGGTAGTGAACCATTATTTCTTGTTCAAAATAGTTGGGGTAAATGGAATGATGGTGGTCATCCAGAATGGGGAAATATTCCTGATGGCTCTTTTCTTATTCGTGCCGAAGTTGCTGCTGGTATGCTAGCAAGTAATGGTAGTTATGCTTTTAGTAATTTTGACGGCTTTCCAGTACAAAAGCTTCCAGATTATGGATTTACATATTTATAGAAAGATATTATTATGTCAGATGGATTCATAAGAAAAGTAGGAAATAAGTTTTATATTAGATATTCAAATGGTGGAGTTTGGTTATACTCTCCATCTACTGGAACATCTCTTACAGAATGTCAATCTTGCTGTCCTATTCAATATTTATCTCAGTGGGAAGACCCAAATGCTGTTTGTGTAGATAAAAGGCTCGTTCATTCAATTGATTTAAAATCCCCGTACTATATTTTTAAAGGACAACCATTTAATGGAACCATTTCGAGCATACCCAAACCAGCTCCATCATCAGCATATAATCTTTTTTGCGGAACCCCTCCTACAGCAAATATTAGTTCAAGAATAACTATTAAAATTGCTAACGATCCAGTATTTAGTGGTGTTTACACATTTGATTATAGATATAACAAAAATCCACAATGGCAATATAATAGTTTAGAGAGCGATACATCAGTATCAAATTATCAAGATTCGACTAATCCACTATACACTGGTGTTGGTCAAAAATTAATAAGCTTAGAAGAAACTATTTATGAACCGTCATATAAAGGATATGTTGAATATGCCACAACTGGTGCTGCTGGATCAAATTTGAGCGGAGTATACGCTTTTCCTGCTCAATTTGTATTTTCAATTGTTCAGCCCCCCACAAATGTAAATGGAATAAATGATGGATTATCTCCAGTATTACCAACAGGAAGAGGCCACAGAGCTGTTATAGGTTTTAATCCTCCTTTAAGATGGAGACATCCATATAGCGATTGGGTAGTTGCTGATACTATTGGTCATAATATATTACCTGAAAATTATCCTGTAGGAGTAACAGGAGGAACTGCTCCATCAAAACCTTGGTATAATACTAATTATTGTACAGGAATAGCTTCTCAACCATATTCAATTAATATTAGTGGAATAAGTGATAATCCATATGATTTATCAAGCTCCTCATCAAAAACCCCGGTTTGCACAGATCTTTCAACTATGGGATTCTCTTATAGAACTTCTGGAGTTGGAGTTCCTTTTGATAGTTCAGCATACGGAGTTTCTATGCTGAATCGTTGTACCGGAATCAGATCAGACTTTCATAATTATACATTCACTTATAATAGTAGCAACTATTCTCTTAATGAAACGTCATTATTTAGTCCAAAAGAATATTTAGAAGCATCAGTAGAATTTGATTTTTCTTGCAGAACATCAGGAACAATTTGTTCAGAATTTAATTCTTTAACTCCTGTATCAACAGGATATTCAACAATTAGTAATAGTTGTTTTGGATCATATGTTAATGCTGACTTTATGTGTGGAGATAATTTTGCTCATCCTAGCGGAGAATATTTTACAACCGAAGGTATAGTTGATCTTAGAGTTATTTACTCTGGAATGCCATATCAGGTAGCTTCGGTTCCTCACATTTATCCTATGGTAAAAGCAACAAATTCTACTGGTAATGTTTACAAAGCTAATAGTGGACAAATGATTTTTGTTGATTACGATGGACCAATTACTCCTGATGGTTTTAGATCGTGGATAAATTCAGATTTTAATTTTGTAACATTAGATATAAATAATAATATTACTATCAAATGGCCCGGAGTTGATGTATATTGGCAAATTAGGAGTGATGCTATTGTTGTTTCAGGATTAAGTCCTGATACTTTTGGATTCAATGGAACCTACTATCTTGCAAATGTTCTTGATAATAATAGTTATAACTTTTATTCAAAAACTGGTGGAAACAGTTTTCCTAGAATAATGGTCGCAGGCGGAGATGTATGGGCACTATCTCAGAATGGTAGTCCTAACTATGAGCTAGGATCCGCAAGCTATCCAAGTCCACCAATAGGAAATTGGGGCAGTGGTGATGATAACATACCATCTCCAACAACAAGTTATTCTAATAAAACAGCTTGGGCACGAGTTACTCCAGAAGGTGGAGAAGGAAGTAATGTTGGAGTATATGTTTTTCAAGCAGGATCAACAGAATTTATATCTCAATATTCTTATGATTCTGATGATAATAGATATATTAGTCTTAATGACTCAAATATACAAATGAGATTTTCTGTTGATAAATGGCAATTGGGCAAAGTTGAAACTGGCACATTCGTTGTATATTACGAATTAAGCAATGTAACGTGTGGAAATCCAAAATTTTTGAATCTTTTATTCACAGACTATAGCAGTTTTACATTAGCAAATAATACTTATGCAGCAGTAGAGATTCCTGTAACGTGTAAATCTCAACCTATTGGACAATGGAGTGGAGCAAATCTTCCAGGAGACGGAGCAGCAGTATCTATAAAAGATCCGTTGGCTGGCGGTAGTACTGGTTCTATTAATTGTTAAATTTTTTATAAAGGTTAATTTATGAAAATTCTAGATAAAATAGCTCTTAATAGATTAATTAGTATAATAAGTAATTTTATATTAAGTCTATTAAAAATATTTGCTCCTAAGTCTGTAGATAATATAGATATTCCAAAGCCTAAAAGAAAAAAAATATTACCATGGAGAGCCAAAGATGAATAAATTATTAGGTTTAATTTTAATTGGTTCTGTTATTATTGGATCATCAAGCTATAAAGGATCAACAACAGCCGGAATAACCTTAATAGGTGGAATCATTAAAGCTGAACATGTTGATACTACTAAAAAACATAAAAGAAAAGACTGTCCAGTATGCAAAGGTAAAGGATGGTACATAAGCGGAGATGGTATTAAAAAGGTTGATTGTGGATATTGTGAACCAGAAGACAAAGGATCCACAAAAGTTATAGTTCATCCTCCTGTGGTACTAGAACAAAATTGCTCAAAAGGATCATGCAAACCAATTAATGAGAGGTAATTATGGCGAAATCAAAAAATGAAAAACAATTAGAAACTATAGCAAAAGATGTTCTAAAAAAAGCTAATATTCCAGAAGATCAAAATTTTGGAAGTATTATCGCTATTCTTATGATGATTAGTATAATATTAACTGTTATAAGAGTTTTACAGGAATGTAATAAAAATAAAACATCTAACATGACAACACAAGAAATTGGTGGTCTATATGGTGAAGAAATTAGATCATATAGCAGAAAAAGGGGTTGGTTCACAAGATTAAGAGTCAAGCGTATTATGCGTCAAAAATTATCAAAAGACGATTATCATAAATATGCTATCAAGTTAACTGAAATTTTGTTAGATAAAGGAGAAACTATCACGGACGATGAAGCATTAATACTACTGGAGGCATCAAATGTTTAATTTATTAGTCTGGTGTGTATATGGTTTATTCGTTGGTAGCATAGCAAAATCAGTTGTTCCGGGAGAAGAAAATTTTGGTTTTATTAAAACAATAGCGTTAGGAGTAGCTGGCTCATACATGGGTGGAGCAGTATTATATATGTTGGGCGAATACAGTAGTGTTAGTCCTGCGGGCATATTCATGGGAGTTGCTGGAGGAATTCTAACCCTTGTCGTATACAATAAACTCAACTCAACAACAAGATAAAGTAGCAATAATACTTTGGTTATATCATATTGATCTATGGCCAGAATTTTATGGTCTATTAAAACCATTAGCCGATAATATAGTTTTATATTTAGGACTATGTGATAGTTCGCTTTCTGATTATCCAGATATAAAACGTGATATTGATTTATTTGATTATAGAATATATTATCAAAATAACTATGGCTGTGACGTTGCGCCATTTTTAAATCAGATCCAAATGGTGTCTGAACCAGTATTTATTAAAATACACTCTAAGAAGTCACTGTGGGGCGTCAAGAACATCATTCAGTGGAGATCTGTTTTATTGAATGGTCTCATAGGATCTAAAAAGATATTTGATAATAATATTATAAGATTATCGGACCCAAATGTTGGAATGATCTGTAACGAAAATCTTTTACTAAAAGAAAGAGAAGGCAAGAATACTGAAATTATACAAAAAATTAGCAATATGATAAACATGAACTATGATCATGTTGCAAACTCGTCATTTCCTGCCGGAAACATGTTCTGTTCAAAAACATCAATTTATCACAAATATTTCACTCCAGAAGTATGTGATCAATTAAACTTTTATCTAAAAAAAGAACAAGGAAAAGTAGACGATAAATCAAATGGAACATATTCTCATTCTTTAGAAAGAATATTCGGATATATTATAAAACAAGACAATAAAATATTTAATTTTCCTGAATATGATATTATTAAGATATTAAACGATCAAGCTCCTAATGGTAAATATTTTTCTTTAATTAAAACATATAATAACCATTGCTATTTAGAAGAAGATCTTAATGCATATGGAAATATTGTTGATCAAAGACATAACGACATGACTATAGAGTGGTTTCATATGCCAACAAAAATATATCAAAAATATAATATAATAGATAAAAATACCATAATAAGAGAAAGAAATGCAAAAAATTCAATCAGTTAAAGATCTGATACAAAATCCAATTTTTCATAAACTCTTAATAGATCATCCGTGTCTGATTCCTGATGATTTTGATTGGAACGCATATATTAATAATAGTCCAGATCTGATGCATATTTATGAATTCACTACAGAAATAGAAGCAAAAATTCATTATATGTTATATGGTAAGAGTGAACATAGGAATTATAAAAAGAAATTATCCAATGATGAGACGCTTACTTTAAAACAATATGAAAATATTTTACATAATTATAAATTTAATCCAAAAATATATAAAATTTTAAATGTTGATTTATCTTATTTCTCTGATCAGGATGCTACGTTACATTTTTTACGACACGGAATACAAGAGAAAAGAGAATATTTAACAGATTACGAGTATGGTGATATATTAGAAATATCCAGCAAAAGTATAGATAAGATACAAAAAACAGATATATTATTGATTAATCACTCATCATCTTTAACCGGAGCGCCGAAAGCTCTAGTAAATATATATCATCATTTAATTAAACAAAATTTAAAGGTATTATTTGTTGACATTCTGCCAACTAATGCTTTAAATGTTGAAAATCAAACATATCATCTAAACAATATGCATCTATTAAAACAAATTATTAATAAAAGTAATCCATCCAAAATATATTCTAATTCATTAAATATTTATTTACTATATATATCTAAATTTATAGAAGAATTAAAATATACAACGCTATATTTTCATGAAACATATAATGGTTTTAGTATATTTACTAAAGATAAATACAATAATTTATTAAAAAATCAACCAATTTATGTGGTAACGGAAAAAATTAAAAATGAATTTATATCTAAAGGATTTACCAATATCCACATTTCTCCACCATTCTTACCAACAGAAGAACAATCTCAGATAGATCTTTTAAAACAAGAAAATATAGATCATCCTATTGTTAGTATTAATGGAAAATATCCACTAGACATGAATAAGATTATTATAGGAATGTGTGGAACCGTATGTAAAAGAAAAAATTTCGATCTTTTTGCTAATTTATGCTCTAAACATTCTTATCTACAGTTTTTATGGATTGGAGCAGATTCTAAAAAAATAGATGACGAATACAGGAGTATCAAAAATCTATTTATTGTTCCAGCAACAAAGAATCCATATAAATATTTTAATATTCTGGACTATTTTTTCTTAACTAGCATATCCGATCCTTGTCCATTTGTTGTATTAGAAAATCTATATATGAATAAAAAAATCATAGTACTAGACAAAAACATACATTACGAGCATCCAAAAGAAAAACTAGAGAACTTCATTGTTTTATACGATCATAATAATGATATCAATACTATTTCTAAAAAAATAAAAAATCTTAATCTCAATAAATTACCAAATAAGACGACTAAAAATATTGATTATATAGTTCAAGAATTCTCAACACCAAAAATCATACTCGATACGATATAAAAAACACTGTTGACTTTTGATCAGCGTCGAGTATCATATCTTCATGAGACCATCGTGGACAGACTATTTTCTAGGCATGGCTAAAGTTGTATCTCAACGTAGTCATGATGTTCATACAAAACACGGTTGTGTCATTACAGATTCAAATAATAGAATTTTGGGTGCTGGATATAATGGTTTTGCCAGAGGACTAGACGATCAACAATTGCCAAAGACTAGGCCAGAAAAATATCCATGGATGATTCATGCCGAAAGAAATGCTTTATCCAATTGTGTTGTTAGGCCGGATAATGGCGTTGCGTATGTTACCGGTCAATGCTGCAATGACTGCATCATGGCTTTGTGGCAAGAGGGTGTTACAAAAGTTTTTATGACAGATGATCACGGAACAAAATTATTCGATAACGAAGCAAAAAAAAGATTTGATGACTTTGTAAGAATGAGCGGAATAGAAATACTAATAGTAAAACCTGATCTTTCGTGGATTAAGAATCTTTGCGGTGTATTATGATATCACCTAAAATTTTACAACAATCCGCGCCACTCTGCGTAAAATACAATATAAAGGAATAAGTAAATGATATTTGATGAACAAATTACTAGAAAACCAGATCACTATCCTTGGACACAAGACTTTATAGAGGCGATGCACAATGGTTTTTGGACACACAGAGAATTTAGTTTTCAAAGCGATGTGCAAGATTTTCTTGTTAATTTAACAGATCAAGAAAAACAGATTGTTATCAGGGCATTATCCACAATAGGTCAATTAGAAATATCTGTAAAGAAATTTTGGGCCAAATTAGGAGATAATTTACCCCATCCATCTATTAACGATATGGGATACGTAATGGCAAATGTAGAAGTTATTCATGGAGATGCATACGAAAGACTATTAGAAGTCTTAGGTATTGATGATAGTTTTGATGAAATTCTAAAATTAGATATTATCAAAGGACGAGTAAACTATCTCAGGAAACACTTACATAAATTCCATGAAAATAATAAAAAACAATTTGTTTATTCACTAATACTATTTACATTATTTGTTGAAAATATTGCTTTGTTTTCTCAATTTTATACAATAAGTTGGTTTGGTAGATATAGAAATCTGCTTAAGGATACAAACAAGCAAGTAGAATATACATCTAGAGAAGAAAATCTACATGCTATGATAGGTATAAAAATTATCAATGCTATAAAAGAAGAATATCCAGAATTATTTGATGATGAACTAAAAAATAAAATCATATCAGAAGCATCAGAAGCTATCAAATATGAGTGCCAAATAATAGAGTGGATAGTAAATGGCTACGATCATGATAAATTAAATTCACCACTTTTAAAAGAATTTATTAAGAACAGGATGAATGAATCATTAGTTAAGATAGGGTTTGATCCTGTATTCGATGTTGATGAAGAAGTAATAGCAAAAACATCATGGTTTGATGAACAGGTACTAGGAAATAATATGACAGATTTTTTCCATAGCAGACCAGTAGAATATGCAAAAAGCACACAAAGTTTTACAGAAGAAGATTTATTTAATTAGGACAAATAAGGAATATGAATAAGAAATATTACTGGTTAAATTCTCATAGTAGAATTTTTCTTGAGAGAGGCTATCTAAAAGAAGGCGTCACTCCAGAAGAAAGAGTTAGACAGATTGCAGAAAATGCAGAGAGTATTTTACATATTCCTGGATTTGCAGACAAGTTTGAAGACTATATGAGTAGGGGTTTTTATTCATTATCAACCCCAGTATGGACAAACTATGGGAATAATAGAGGACTACCTGTTTCATGTTTTAGTTCTTATATTCCTGATACTATGGATGGGATATTAGATAAAGTAGCAGAAGTTGGAATGATGAGTAAACTTGGTGGAGGAACATCAGGGTTCTTTGGAGACTTAAGAGAAAGAGGAGCAAAAATTAGTGTTGGAGGAGAATCTAGTGGTCCTGTACATTTTATGGAGCTTTTTGATAAAGTTGCCGAAGTTGTATCTCAAGGGTCAGCACGTAGAGGGTCATTTGCTGCTTATTTACCAATAGAACATCCAGACATTAATGAGTTTTTGCAAATAAGATCAGAAGGACACAATATTCAAAACATGAGTATTGGTGTTACAATAACTGATGATTGGATGAAAGATATGGTTGACGGTGATAAGGATAAGAGAAAAATTTGGGCTAAAATTATTCAAAAAAGATTTGAAACAGGATATCCTTATCTTGTATTCATAGATAATGTTAATAATAGTGCTCCACAACCATATATAGATCAAAAACTAAAGATCAAGAATAGTAATCTATGCTCAGAAATAACCTTATATACTGATGAACAAAATTCATTCGTTTGTGTTCTGTCTTCTCTCAATCTTCTTCATTGGGATGAAATAAAAGATACAGACGCTATAGAGACATTAATATATTTCTTAGATTCTGTTAATGAAGAATTTATTCGTAAAACAAAAAATTTAAGATTCATGGAATCTGCTAGAAACTTTGCCATGAACCAAAGAGCTTTGGGCATGGGTGTTCTTGGATGGCATTCTTTATTGCAGTCTAAAATGATTAGTTTTGAATCTATGCAGGCTAAATTATTAAATACAGAAATTTGGAAAACAATTAGGACTAAAGCGGATAATGCAACAACTGAATTAGCCAAACTTTTAGGAGAACCTCCTTTAATAAAAGGATATGGTAGACGAAATGTAACAACATTAGCTGTTGCTCCAACAACCTCAAGTTCTTTTATTCTTGGTCAAGTAAGTCCATCTATTGAGCCTCTTAATTCAAATTATTTTGTTAAAAAATTAGCTAAGGGTAATTTTACATATAAAAATCCATATTTAAAAAAACTACTAAAGGATAAAGATCAAGATAAAGAAAATATCTGGAAAGACATACTGATAAGAGGAGGATCTGTACAACATCTAGACTTTTTATCACAGGAAGAAAAAGATATCTTTAAAACTTTTGGAGAAATTTCTCAGAAAGAAATTGTTATTCAAAACATTCAAAGACAAAAATATATTGATCAAGCTATTTCTCTAAACTTAATGATTCCACCAAATTCTCAAGCTAAAGAAGTTAGTGAGTTATTGATATACGGATGGGAGAATGGAGTGAAAACATTTTACTATCAAAGATCGTCCAATCCTGCTCAAGAATTAGTACGAAGTATTTTAACCTGTTCGTCATGTGAGGCATAAATGATAAAAGTTAAAAGCGTACATCCAGAAGCTAAACTACCTACTAGAGCGAACAATAATGATGCTGGTGCAGATTTATACTCTGTTGAGCATAAAGTCGTTGAACCATTAACGAGAGCTTTAATTAGTACCGGTATAACTATAGAATTGCCAGAAAATGTATATGGTCGTATAGCACCAAGATCTGGTCTAGCATTTAAACATGGACTAGATATTTTAGCTGGTGTTATAGACGAAGGATACAGAGGTACTGTTGGTGTTATTGTATATAATACAGACAAAGAAAAATCCTATGAAATCAATATTGGTGATAAAATCGCTCAACTAATTATAGAAACATATCATAAAGAATCATTCGATTGGAGCGACAATTTGAGTGATTCTGAAAGATCTGAGAAAGGATTTGGGTCATCTGGAACTAAATAATATTTTATGGTAAGGTGTATTATATTATATATGATTGCTTACATCTTTCTATAAAGAGAGGCTCAATTGAAAAAAAATAATAAAGCTGGTAAGAACAAACAAAGGGTTATCGATGCTACAAATAATATTCAACCAACCGCACTATCTTATAGAAATAAATTAAAACCAAGAACAGAAAACCAAAAAAACTATGTTAAGTCTATTATAGATAATACAATTACATTTTGTCAAGGATTGGCTGGTAGTGGAAAAACACATATTGCTATTGGTATGGCAATAGAATCACTACTAGAAAATAAAGTTAATAAAATTATAATAACAAGACCAGTTATAGAAGCCGGAGAAAAATTAGGATATCTTCCAGGATCAGCAGAAGAAAAACTTCATCCTTATTTATTACCAATCATTGATGAAATTCATCATTTCATTACTCCAGCCCAATATGCATCATTCAAACTTAATAATAAAATAGAAGTCGTACCATTAGGATTGATGAGAGGTAGAAATTTTCATAATTGTTTTATTGTGGCAGATGAGTGCCAAAATGCATCATATGAGCAATTAAAGATGTTATTGACAAGAACTGGTCAACAAAGTAAAATGGTGCTAACCGGTGATATAGGACAGTCAGATCTTAGCAGACATTTACAAGGCGGCTTTATCACAATGATAGAAGCTCTTGAAGGTGTTGTTGGAATAGGATATTGTAAACTAGAATCATCTGATATTATTAGAAATGCGATCATATCAGATATTCTATCTAAATTAGATATTTATGAAAGAAATAGAACATAAGAAATGCCTGCTATTAAATGCAGACTATACTCCTATACATATAATATCTTGGAAGAAGGCTATTATATGGTCTATGAAATATACATCAGAGCATAAATATGCTATTGAGATAATATCTTATTACAATGATGAATTTATACAAGGTAGTTGTGGTAAAAAGCACCCAGTTCCTGCTGTAGCAAAAATTCGGCAATTTTTTAATCTTTATCGCAAGAATATTAATTTTTCTCGTAGAAATTTATTTATAAGAGATAATTATACCTGTCAATATTGCGCTAAGAAATTATCAATTGCACAATTAACATATGATCATGTTATTCCAAAAAGTAGATTTGATATAAAGAATAAACATAAATGTACAAACTGGACTAATATTGTAACTTGTTGCTGGGAATGTAATAATAAAAAAGGAAACAAAACACCCAAAGAAGCCAATATGATACTTCTTAATCAGCCAATTATTCCCAAATATTGTTCTGTGTACTTGCCGTGGTATCGTGACTTTTTTACTATAAGTGGTAGTTTTCCAGAGTGGACACCGTTCATAGAAGGTTATATCAATAATGAGAGTAAATGCATCTGATTATAAAATTTCTACACGAGATACAACAGAAGACAAATTTTATACAATAAATGGTTCAGAATCTTTTATTGATGATAATGGAGATCCTAGAACAACAAAAGAATCTGATAAGATTTATGCTAAAGCAACAAAAAGCTATTCGTCAAAAGATTTACATAATAAAACTTTACAGTATAGATATTATATATTAACAGATTCAAATAATAATCTTTATAATCCTATAGAAGAATCATCACTACTATCTATTACGACCAAAAATCAATCATATATAAATAAGGTTTGTAAAAACGAACAAATCTTTACAGAAGTTAGTCAGAGCATTTTTAATCAATATATTTCTTTTTTGAAAACAAAAAGCAAGAAATTCTTAATCTCTGCCCAACGAGAAATATAACTCTATGCCGACATACTCATACTTATGCAATAGCTGTAAGGCTGATTTTGAATTATTCTTCTATATTAAGGACTATACAGAACATCCTACTTGTCCAGTATGCAAGAAAAAAACAACTGATCGTAATTATAGTATAGACATGCTGACGCTAAACTCCTCTGTCAAAAAATCTGACACTGAATTAAAAACGATTGGAGATTTAGCTAACAGGAATAGAGACAGAATGACTGAGGATGAAAAAAATGCTTTGTATATAAAGCATAATTCTTATAAAGAAGAACCTAGTGAAAAACCACTTCCTAAAGGAATGACTAGACTTAAGAAACAAAACAAAATAAAATGGACATGATATAATGTTAAACCAAGACGAAATGAACGAAAAACTAAAAGAGATACAGGATCTGAGTATAGAAGAATTAAAAAATATTCTAGAAATTAATAAGGACTATGAATTTGAAGACAATAAAAAATTAATATCATGTGCTCATGAAATAGTATTTGCTATAAATGCTTCGGTCTTAATGGAAAATGAAAAGGGAGAACTAACAGGAACCAGAGAAGTTTGTTCTAAGAATTTCCATATTCCTGTGCCAATAGATAAAGACTATGAAATATTTATGAAAACATTCTTTGACTATATAGAAAACTGTTTGATCAACGGCATACAAGAAAGTTCAAAACCATGAAAGATAATCAATTTATTTTTACACAAAATCATTCTGAAAAATCAGAAGCCAATAAAGATAGATTTTTTTGTTTATTAGAAGATAAAGATTTTATTGACGATCAAAATAATCCTAGACTAAAAACAGAAGATGATAAAGTATTAGCAAAAATAAAATATAAACCAAATGGTATTCCTAAATATCTAATTAGGATAGATGATACTAAAAAATTATTTAATCCAACATTAGATTTACCAGAAACAAAAAATATAAAACTATTACATTCTATCGGTCAAGAGACAATGATATTTAAGGAAGTAAATAAAAAAGTATTCGATTTCTATTTGATGTTCCTTAAAACAACTAATACTTCGTGGATTTTAAACGCTGAAAGAGAGGATATATAATGTCAAAACTAAATAAAACACAAATATATGCTATAAGATGGTTAGCCAATCAAGGAACCACACAAGAAAGTATAGCATCAGAGCTTGATCTTAACATAGAACAGGTTATAAAAACATTAGAGAAATATGGAACGTCCAATCAGAACAATAATATAGAAGCAAAACAAAGTCCAGCCAAAACATCGAATATGATAACGGAAACTTCTGTCAAAAAGACTAAGAATGTAGCGATCATGACAAAAGAAGCTTCTGAACAACATGATGCTATGAGACATAAGACACACCCTATGAACAATGAAAGCTCTATTTTTAGACCAAAGAACAATGGATAAATATACTTCAAAGTATTCAAATGGAAAATCAGTATCAGCAGTACAATATATAACAGAACTAATATGTGAAAATAAAGCAAGAAAAGATAAAACAGATTTGCATTATAGATTTTGGACAACAAAATCTTGGTCTGCATTCTATAGAAATCAGATAGCGTCTGCCAATAAGCTAATTGAAAAATATGATGCAAAAGCAATTATAGCAGCACTTAGACACAAGGATGCAGAAAGAATATATTCATTGCGAGCCCCTCATCTACCGGCTATAATAGAAAAAATGCAAAACGAGATCAACGCTCAAAATACTATATTAACACAAAAATTTGATAGAAAAGACAAGTTGACTCTTAGACCAAACCAAAAGACAAATAGCATTATTTCAAGACTAGAGGAATTAGAATGACACTAAAAGAGGACGTGATTAAAAATTTTGGTGACGAAATTATCCTAACAGGCAATGCTCTGGTAGATAAAAAAGTTCTTACTATTCCAGTAGGTCCATCACTAGATATTGCTTTGAATGGCGGGATTCCAGAGGGCAGTTTTGTTGTATTAACTGGTCAGCCTAAATGTGGTAAAACAACAACATCCCTGGACTTCTCTGCTACAGCACAAAAGAAAGAATATGCTTATGGTTCCTTTAAGGAAGGAAGACAAGTGTATTACCTTAACATTGAAGGTAGATTGAAGAAAAGAGACTTAGAAGGCATTCCAGGTCTAGACCTATCAAGATTTCATATTATAGGAAGTCAACAAGGAAAGATATTACATGGTGAGGAATATCTACAAATTGCTGAAAGGATTATTAATGAGGCTCCAGGATGTGTCCTTATCATAGACTCCTACTCTGCTTTATGTACAGAAGCTGAAATTACAAGCGATATGGATAAAATGCAAAGAGCAGATGGAGCAAAGCTATTAGCTAAATTTTGTCGAAAAGTAGCTAATGTTATTCCAGTAAATAAAAATATAGTTATAGGTATCACACATCTTATGGGCAATCCAACAGGATATGGTGCAGAATTTAAGGAGAAGAGTGGACAAGCTATTGCTTATCAAACAGATATAAAATTACGAGCAAAAACATTTAAGCCATGGGTTGTTGGTACCGATAATACACAAATAGGACAAGAAATAGAATGGCAAGTTGTTTGTTCTGCTCTTGGTCCTCCTGGGGCTGTTACAACTAGTTATATTAGATATGGTCAGGGTATTGATAGATATACAGAACTTATTAATCTTGCTTGTGATGTTGGTATTATTAACAAGGGCGGTGCATGGTATACCATAACAAATTTAGAAGATAAACCAAAATTTCAAGGAACCGAAAAAGTAAGAGCTTTTCTTTTAGATAATAGCGAAGCATACACAAAAATAGAACAAGATGTTAAGAGTGTTTTGGGAATCAAATGAAAATTATAGATTTGGATGGAAACATCCATAATTGGCACTTGACAGGTCATATAGCAAAGGGTAAACTAACCAATAAGTCTTCTTTCCATTTGATGGCGAGAAAACTAATAATAGATACTTTTCCAACTTTACAAATCTTGGAAGAAGTTTCTATACCTTTAAGAAAATCTGAAACGCTGTATCTTGACTTTTACTTACCTCTTGCTAAACTATGCATAGAAGTACATGGAGAACAGCATTTTAAATTTGTTCCATTTTATCACAACAATATTTTAAACTTTTTGAAATCTCAAAAAAGAGATAAAGAGAAAACAGAATGGTGTGAAAAAAATAATATTAGGCAAATAGTGTTAGCACACAATGAATCTGAATCAGAATGGAAAGAAAAACTAAAATATGAATAAAACAACACAAGAAGAAATACAGTATTGGGATAAAATATTAGATGACTATGAAAAAACACTGTCTCTTCCAGAATACTCTTCAGGCTGCTCAGTTCCTGAAGCAGAAATAAATAACTATCTTAGTATGTCTAGGGATCAAATAGAGAAATTAAATCCAGAAGATTGTGCTCAAATTTCATATAGACTATCTCAATTCGGTTTTTATTTACAGCGTAGTTTGAATAGAGAAATAGCCAGATTTAACTGGGCAGAAGAGAGCATTAAAGAAACAATAGCAGATGAAATAAATAGTTATAAAGGATATGGTTATTTAGAAAAATCTTTACAGGCTATTAAGCATAATGATAGGGCATCAAATCTGTATAAAATTAAAAAATATGCCCAACAAAGAATGGACAGATTAAGTTATTTGGCTAATAATATTAAAAATTTATCAGATATACTTCTTTCTATACAAAGAACCAAGGTGAAACATGCCTCTTGATAATGACGACATAAAACAACTCATAGCAATTTTACAAAAGGGTCTATCATCAGACTCAGAGGAGAATGAATCTGTTGCTGAGACAGTAGAGAAACCTAGACGTAAAAGAGGAAAGATCCCACAGATAAATACTGCTCCACTAAAATCGACTACTCGTAATAAAAAATCAGAATCTTCAAACAGATTTGACTTAATGATGGAGAAAAACCTTCATAAGGAAGATCTTGAAGTAGATAAATTATTATCAAAATATCCACCAACAATAAGATCAAGGGAATTTACTCCTGTCGAAGTAAAATGTAGAGTATGTGGAACAGAAGATAGTATTAATCCAGCATTAATGAATGACGCCCCAAATAGATATAAATGTAACAGATGTTCAAAGGAGCCGGGATAATGGTTTTGTGTGATCCATCAGCAGAAAGAGCTGTTCTGAGTTGCATTATGCAACACGGTGAAAAAGCTTATTATGAAATTAACGATATTATAAATGAATCCTGTTTTACTATAGATAGTAATCAACTTATTTATAGCTGTATTAAACATATATTTTCCAATGGTCAGGTTAGTACTCTTGACATAGCATCAATATATTCTGCCTCTCAAGATTTGGGTTTCTCTCATATCTTTAGCAAAAAAGAAGAGGCTCAACATTTAAAGGCTATTTTAGATTTTCCAGCAAATATAGCGAATATAAATCAATTTGCAACCAAAATCAAAAAACTAGATATAGCAAGATCCTTACATAAAGAGCTAGAAGCAGCACAAGAAAAATTATTAGATGTTACTGGTTCAGAACCTATATCGTCAATATTATCTATAGCAGAAGATACTCTGTTAGACTTTGGCTCTCACTTGTCTAATGATAATGAGCCGAAATCCATTGGCGATGATATAGATAATTATATCGAATACTTAAAAAGCAATCCGGTTGATCAGCTTGGCATATCAACAGGGTTTCCCATATATGACCATGCTATTGGTGGAGGTTTTAGAAAAGGAACCGTAAATGTTATTGCAGCAAGACCAAAGGTAGGAAAAACATTATTGGCAGATAATATAGGATTTTTTATAGCAAATAAATTAGGTATTCCTGTATTAAATATGGATACAGAAATGAGTACTAAGGACCATATTCATAGAATATTGGCTATGATGACAGAGACAGAAATTAATAGTATAGAAACAGGCAAATTTGCTGCTACTCCAGCAACCAATAAAAAAATAAACGATGCCACAGAATCTCTGAAAAATACAAAATTATATTATAAGTCAATTGCCGGTAAGCCTTTTGATGAACAACTAAGTATAATGAGAAGATGGTTGTGTAAAGATGTCGGACTGAATCCAGATGGAACAGCAAAGGATTGTGTTATTGTATATGATTATTTAAAACTAATGGATAGTGCTGGAATTAGTCAAGACTTAAAGGAATATCAGATTCTAGGTTTTATGATGACAGCATTACACAATTTTGCTGTTAAATATCAAGTACCTATCTTAAGTTTTATACAATTAAATAGAGATGGTATTAGTAAAGAAAGCACAGACACGGCATCTGGATCAGATAGAATTATTTGGTTATGTAGTAATTTTTCTATATTCAAAAGAAAATCAGATGAAGAGATGGCTGAGGACTCTGGTAAAAGTGGGAATAGAAAACTTATTCCTTTAATATCCAGACACGGTGGATGTCTAGACGATAATGATTATATTAATTTTGGCCTCAAAGGATGGTGTGCAAAAATCACAGAGGGCCAAACAAAACTAGAAATATCTAATGGTATTAAAAATCAAAAAGACGGATTTATCGTAAATGAAGACAACAATGAAGAAGAAATCAGTTTCGTATAATCAGCATAAATTAAAACTATTATCAGATAAGCTATGCGATAATATAGAATCTTTATTAGATTATTTTGGTATAGAATACAAGAGGTTATCTAAGATGATAACTATGAGTTGTCCTATACATGGTGGAGACAATTCATCCGCATTAAATCTATATCCAGAAGGCGATACATATAGAGGTAACTGGAAATGCAGAACACATAATTGTGAAGAAGTATTTAAATCTTCAATTATTGGATTTATTAGAGGCATAATATCTCACAATAACCATAATTGGATTAAAAATGGAGACACAGTATGCTCTTTTGACGAGGCACTGCAATTTGCACAAAATTTTATAAAACAAAACTTATCAGATATAAAAATAGACAAGAAAACGATAGAAAAAAGTAGTTTTGTCAATACTATTAATTATATCAATATTAAACAAAATAATAATCAATCAAGAGTAACAAAACAACAGATTAGAAAATCTCTAACTATTCCATCACAATATTTTATTGATAGGGGATTCTCTGAAAATATATTAAATAAATATGATGTTGGAGATTGCACAACAAGCAATAAGGAAATGTCAAGTCGAGCCGTAGTACCAGTATATGATATTGACTATAAATATATGGTTGGTTGTACTGGAAGAAGCGTACATGAAAAATGCGAACAATGCTCATGCTTCCATGACAGTTCGGTATCCTGTCCAAAAGATGAATATTCTTGGCTAATGTCAAAATGGAGACATAATAAAGATTTTAAAACACAAGAATATTTATACAATTATTGGTTCGCAAAAGATTTTATTAAAAAAACTGGATGCGCTATTATTGTAGAGAGTCCAGGTAATGTTTGGAGACTAGAAGAATCAGGAATACATAATTCTGTCGCTATTTTTGGCTGCTCGTTATCTGATAAACAGAAAATGTTATTAGATATTTCTGGAGCTTTGACACTAATTCTTATTATGGATAATGACGATGCTGGTAAAAAAGCAACAGATGCCATGATAAAAAAATGTCAAAAAATATATAATATCCATAATATAACGATAAAAAAAGAAGACATAGCCTCGATGAGTATTGATGAGATCAGACAAGAAATATTACCCGAATTAGAAAAATTATCCTTATGACAAAAATAATAGCATTCGCAGGAAGAAAACAATCAGGAAAAACAACATGCTCCGAATTTGTAGCTAATTGTTATGCTGGTTCTTTGTTAGGAACGCCACAAATATATAACTTTGCAGATCCATTAAAAAAAGATATATGTATGAATATTTTAGGCTTATCATATGACCAATGCTATGGTAGTGATGAAAATAAAAATACATTTACAGATTGTTATTGGCAAGATACTAGACTAACCGCACGAGAGGTTATGCAATTTGTTGGTACAGATCTGTTTCGTAAAATGAAAAATAATGTTTGGGCATCGGCTACAATTAATAAAATTAAATTAGAACAACCAAAATTAGCTATTATTGCCGATTGTAGATTTCCTAATGAAGTTGAAGCAATTCAAAATGCTGGAGGATTAGTAATAAAATTGACACGAAATCCATATGGTTCTGATCACGATAGTGAAACAGCATTAGATCCTGAAAGATATTCTACTGAAAATTTTGATCTTATTATTGAAAATACTCATATGACTATTGGAGAACAAAATAAACTTATACATCAATATCTTATGGATAAAGGAATACTCTCATTATAATAACATATTTTAGGTCTTCAAGCTTTAATGCTCATTCAATGTGTGAGCAACAGTATTTTATAGAATACGTTCTTGGATGGAGAGGTCCGTCTGGACAAAAAGCAGATAAAGGAACGATAGTTCATAAAGTATTAGAAATTTTAGCTGTTATTAAAAAAGCAGAACAAGATAATCAATTAACTATAAATGATGATATAGCAGGCATTATAGACATTACTAATTATGATTTAGACAATATTATTGATTTAATATACAATCATTACTCGTTATCTGCAAAACATCATAAATGGAGTCCAAAAGATAAAAAGGACTGTAGTGAGTGGGTATATAAAGCTATTAAATTCAATGATGGTATGTTTGATCCAAGAAATAGAAAAATTCTTGAACCAGAACAGCACTTTGACTTTACTATAAATAAGTCGTGGTCAAAATACTCGTTCAAGACTGATGATGGTATAATATCTGGTAATCTTGCCTTAAAAGGTACAATAGACCTAATCACTCTTGTTAATGATAATACTATAGAAATAATTGACTGGAAAACAGGCAGAAGACTAGATTGGGCCACAGGTCAAGAAAAAACTCAAGAAAAACTAGAAAATGATCCGCAGTTAAGAATATATCATTATGCTATTAGTCAGCTATATCCAAATATAGATCATATTATATTTTCAATATATTTTATAAATGATGGTGGTCCATTTTCAATATGTTTTGACAAGAGTGATCTTCAAAAAACAGAAGATATGTTAAGACAAAAATTTGAAATTATAAAATCGTCAAAAAAACCAAAATTACATAAAAGTTGGATGTGTAATAAACTATGTCATTTTGGTAAAACAAATTTTTCTGATTCTAATATTTTACCAATTTTAGAATATAGAGATAGTCAAACATGTAAGCAGGGCGAGTTTATGACAAAATGCGAACAAATCAAACACGATTTAGAGTTGCATGGCATGGATTCTGTGGTACAATCATACAAACACCCAAATCATTCGTTTGGTAAATATAAGGCTCCAGGAAGCATAGAGGAGAATAAATGATGGACGTGATTAAGGAATATGCCCCTTTACACGTCCATTCCTAAGTGACTCATTATTCACTTTTGGATGGGCTCAGTAAACCAGAACAAATAGCTAAAAGATGCCAAAAAATTGGATCTAAGATTTGTGCTATAACAGATCATGGAACAATATCTGGCGCTGTACAGTTCTATTCGTCTATGAAAAAATATGGTATCAAACCGATATTAGGTTGTGAGCTATATTTATCTGATAATGATTGTACAATCAAAACTCCTGATAATGCTAAATTAAGCCATTTTATAGTTCTGGCTAAAAACTATAATGGATGGAAATCTTTAATCAAAATTATTTCCAGGTCTAATAATCCTGATATTTTTTATCATAAACCAAGAATAGATATAGATACTTTATTGCCATACTTAGATGGTAATATTATAGGTTTTGCTGGTCATCTTGGATCATTAGTTGCAAATAGCATAAAAAACAATGACTCTAATACTACTATTAATCTTATTCAAAAGTTGAAAGACGGATTTGGAGAAAATAATTTTTTTCTAGAAGCTCAATTAATAGACCAAGAACAAAATAAAGATCAAATTGATCTTACAAAAGAAATTAGAAGATTAGCACAAATAACAAATACTAGAGTAATAGCCACACCAGATGCTCATTATTGTGAATCTGAAGACGCTGTTGATCAGAGGATTCTACTGTGTAATAATCTTAAGACAACATTAACAGATATTAATAGAAAACTTATATCTGATGAAGATACTCCTATGTCTTGTTTTTTTAAATCTGATAAGTATCATATTCCTTCTTTTGAAGAAATGAGCGAAATACATAATCATAATGAATTAGAAGCAACATTAGAATTAGCTTCTATGTGTGAAGACTATGATATAACCAACAAACCAATGTTGCCATTATTTCAATGTCCAAATAATGATAATCCGGACGAATATCTTAGACAGTTATGTAGGAATGGCTGGAAAGATAAAATAGCAAATATTATAGATCAAGATAAACAAGAAGAATACGTTAATAGAATCAAATACGAACTGTCTGTTTTACAAGGGGCTGGTCTGTCTAGCTACTTTTTAATAGTGCAGGACATAGTTAATTATGTATCGTCTAATGGGTGGTTACCAGGACCAGGAAGAGGTAGTGCGGCCGGTTGTCTGGTCTCATATTTGATAGGAATAACTAGTATAGATCCCATCAAAAATGATCTAATATTTGAAAGATTCTATAATGCAGGAAGAAATACACAGGATCGAGTGTCCATGCCAGATATAGATGTTGACGTTCCTATTAATAAGAGAGAAGCTGTTGTCGAATATATTAAAGATAAGTATGGTCATGATAAAGTCTCTCAGATGATAACATACAATACTATGAAAGGGAGAGGAGCACTTAAAGAGGTATTGAGAGTATATGGTAATATATCTTTCGACGAAATGAATAAAATAACAAAGTACATACCCGATGAAGCAAAGATAGCCGATGAATTGCAAGAAATGAAAGAAGAAACAGGAGAGGCTTCTATTATACGCTGGGCTTTAGAGAATAATGTTGACAAACTCAAGGAATGGTGTTATTTATTAGATGATGGAACTCTATCCGGACCCCTCGCTAAAAGATTTGAGCAGGCTATTCGTTTAGAGGGCACTAAGTCTAACCAATCAAAACACGCTGCTGGTGTTGTAATATCTCAAGAAAAATTATCAGAAATATGCCCAATGGTTTACGATAGTAAAAATAAACAATTAATAGCTGGTATGGAAATGCAAGATCTTGAATCTTTAGGTGTAATCAAATTTGATATTCTTGGAATAGCAATGTTAGATAAAATCATGAATATTTCTCAAATATTATCATTAGAAGGAGTTTAATATGAATAAAGTATTTTCTGAATTAGCAGTCGGTGAAAGATTCAATTTAAATGGCGTCGATTATATAAAGATACAAGAAGTCAGAGTTAGTTGTTGCAGATCTATAAATGCTCAGGATGCAAATAATCCAGCAACCAAAACATTTGTCCAAGCTTCAACAACGGTAACTATTAATGCCTAATTTTCAAAAAATCTGTGTTTTCGACATGGAAACGGACGGGATTAACCCGGATGTTTGCAGTCCAGTACAAATCGCTGCTGTTGTTATTGATCCAATAAAATTAGAAATAGTCAAAGATTCAGAATTTAATATAAATCTCAAGCCAGAACTTTTAGAAAATAATACAAGTTATGCCTATGAGGACAGTGATGTTTTGGATTTTCATTCCAAAGTTAGAGGATGTTCTAAAGCAGCAATCCTTGACTCATGGAAAAAATACCAGTCACAAGAGGCTGGCTGGAAAATGTTTGTCTCTTATCTTGAAATGTATCACATTAAATCAAAGGGAAATAAAAAATCCTGCTTTTCTGCACCAATTGCTGCTGGATTTAATATTAATAGATTTGATTTGCGTATTATAGAAAGATTAAGTAAAAAACATAATAATCTTAATAAAGAAGGAAGATCTTCTTTATTCTATCCAAGAGATGTTATTGATGTTATGAACTTATTATTTTATTGGTTCGAATACAATAATGAGTTAAAAAACTATACATTAGATAATCTAAGAGACTATCTTGGCATAAATAAAGACAATGCTCACGATGCACTAAAGGACGTAAAAGATACAGCAGACATTATGACTAGATTTTTAAAACTACATAGAAGCCTATCTAATAAGGTTAAATTCAAAGGATCTTTTATAAATGCCTAAATGGTCATTTGATTGTGGATGTTGTTTTGATATAATAGGATCATCTGGAGATAAACATAAGCTTGTCTTCTCTCCCAAGATAGAATCTATAAACTTATCATGCTCAAAAACATGGGAACTAATTTCTTCTGGCAACACAAAAGGCTGTTTTCAGTTAGAATCTAGGCTTGGGCAAATGATGGCAAAAAAGCTTAAGCCTGAAAATATAGAACAATTATCTGGTCTGATTAGTATTTTAAGACCAGGGTGCTTGGAAGCAATTAGAGAAGGTAAAAGCGTAACCAATCACTATATAGACAAAAAGAATGGATTAGAGTCTATAAATTATTTTCATGAATCATTAGAGAGATCTCTCAGTACAACATACGGAGAGATGATATATCAAGAACAAGCCATGTCAATAGCAAAAGATTTGGCTGGATTTGATCTACAAGAAGCTGATTCTTTAAGAAAAGCCATTGGTAAGAAAAAACCTGAAGAAATGGCTAAAGTTAAACAGAAATTTTTAGACGGAGCAAAAAAACTAGGCGTTGTAAATATACAAGAAGCAGAAGAGATCTTTGGATGGATAGAAAAAAGTCAAAGATATTCATTTAATAAATCTCACGGAATATCCTATGCTATGAACGCATACCTATCGGCTTATGCAAAAGCTCATTTTCCAGAAGCATTTTTTGTATCTTATTTAAAATTTGCAAAAGATAAAATAGATCCACAGCAAGAAATAAAAGAGTTAATAAAGAATGCTAATGAAATGGATATCCTGGTTTGCCTTCCAGATTTAAGACTGAAAAATCCAAATTTTGGCATTTTTAATAACAAGATTTATTTTGGTTTAACAGATATAAAAGGAGTTGGAGATTCTGTCTTCAGTAAGATCACTGATATCTGTATAAATATTGATCTTTATAATCTTGGATGGATGGATTTATTATTAAAGCTATTACTTAATATTAATTCGACAGCTGCAAAAGCTCTTATTTCTAGTGGAGCTATAGATTATGTATCAAAAAATAGAACAGAAATGTTATTTGAGTTCGAAATTATTAGTTCATTAACTAAAAAAGAAATAGAATATGCTAGTATGGTTACTCAAACAACAACATCTACTAAAGACATGTTAACCTATTTACTTAACCATAATAAGGTTAATGTAAAACGAAAACAGATAATACAAAGTTTATTACAGAGTGTTAATAAGCCACCTTATTCTTTAATAGATAAGATAGAATGGCTTGCTGATACTGAAGCTTCTTTGCTCGGAACTGCTATATCCTGTTCTAAGTTAGATAGTTATGATATAGAAATGACTAATGTAGACTGTAAAACATTTAAAACCAGTAATAATGCTGCTAATATTATTATCGCTGGGGAAATTACTAATATTAATGTTGTAAAAACTAAAAAAGGAAAATTACCAGGACAAGAAATGTCTTTTGTTTCAATAGAGGATCAAACAGGGGCCTTAGATTCTGTTATATTTTTTCCAGAAACATATGCTAAATATAAGCATTATTTATTTGAAAATAATATTCTTATTTTTATTGGAAATAAAAGCAAAACCAAAGACGGTCTGGTTGTAGATAAATGTTTCGTTCCCAAGTCTTGACATTTGAACGCGACCGGGCTATAATAGCTGCGTGGGTTGAATTTGTACTTTAATTTTGAGGAGATTTGATATGAATATCACTTTGTTAAAAGGTAATCTTGCTAGGGATCCAGATCTAAGAACAGTTTCTACTGGAGGAAAGCAAACTGCTGTTGTGAATTTTACAGTTGCTACTTCCAGAGAATATACTAAAGCTAATGGAGAAAAAGATAAGATTACTTCTTTTATCAATTGCGAAGCATGGGATAGTGGTGCTGAAGTAATTGCTTCTTCATTTAAGAAGGGCGATCTGGTTTTGATTGAAGGTTCTTTGAGAAATGATTCATGGGAAAAGGATGGAATTAAGCATAGTACTCTAAAGGTTAGAGTGAATAATTTTTCCAAGATCACTAAGCTTGCTAAGAATAACCAGTCTAATCAGTCCGAGGAAGTTGTTGCGTTCTAATAATCTAATAAAATAATATAATAGGATTTTAAAGGTTAAAATATTAGGGGTTGCAAAACCCCTTTTATTTTACCTCTTATCATAAAATATGAAACAAAAATTAAAAGTATTAATGTGTTCTGAAGCTAGTTTTATTAATTCTGGTTTTGGTAATTATACAAGAGAATTATTAACAAGATTACACAATACTAATAAATATGAGATAGCAGAATTTGCTTCTTATGGTATGGTTAATGATCCAAGAGATAAAAATATACATTGGAAATATTATGCTAATGCAGTAAGAGAAAATGATCCAAGAATGCAAGAATATGCTTCTAGATCAGATAATCAATTTGGAAGATGGAGATTTGATAAGGTATTACTTGATTTTCGTCCAAATGTCGTGATTGATATTAGAGACTATTGGATGAATAATTATCAGTCTCAGTCCCCATTAAGACCATTTTTTAATTGGGTTTTAATGCCAACTGTTGATTCGGCACCACAACAAGAATCATGGATAGATACATTTTTACATGCTGATGCAGTATTTACCTATTCTGATTGGGGAGCAAAAATTATACAGCAACAGAGCAATAATAAGATTAATTATGTAGGCACAGCATCCCCAGGTGTTGATCTAGAAACCTTTTGTATGAAACCAGATAGAGATTCTATAAAAGCAAAATACGGATTACCACAAGATAGTTTTGTTATTGGTTCAGTTATGAGAAACCAAAAAAGAAAACTTATCCCCGAATTATTATTAGCTTTTAGACAATTATTAGATGAACTAGAAGCAGATGGCAGTCCATTAGCAACTAAAACATACCTATATCTTCATACGAGCTATCCTGATGCTGGATGGGATATTCCAGAACTATTAAGACAAAATAGATTACTCAATAAGGTTTATTTCACTTACCATTGCTCAAAATGTCAAGCAACCCATGCCTCAGTATATACTCATCCACTTAAAATCTGTAAAAACTGCCTTGAATCATCAAGCAGATTTACTTCTGTTACAAATGGAGTATCAAATGAAACCTTATCTGATATATATAATATGTTAGATATTTATGTTCAATATGCTATTTGTGAAGGATTTGGTATGCCTCAAGTAGAGGCTGGTGCTTGTGGTGTTCCTATAGCAACGGTAAACTATAGTGCGATGGAAGACGTTATTCATAAATTAAATGCTCATCCTATTAAAATTAAATCTTATTTTAAAGAACTAGAGACAAAAGCTATAAGAGTTTATCCAGACAATAATGATTTAGTAAAGTTTATCTTAAAGTTTATGAGACAAACTAAAAATAGACAACAAGAAAAAAGAAAAGAAACTAGAAAATTAACAGAGAAGCATTATAATTGGGATAATATTAGCAAAATATGGGAAAACTTCCTAGACTCAGAATCATTATTTAGTGCTAAAAGAAATTGGGATGATCCTCCAAAGTATTTACAGCCAATTCAAGAAAATATGCAAACATTACCAAAAGATAATTTTATGTCCATATATTCTGTATGCGCTAATAATTTAGGAGATCCTTCTTTCTTTGGAACATCTTTATGTCTAGATATTTTAAGAGATGGAGACTATGGATTTACTCAAAATGGTATGAATTTTAATAGTACAGATATCAATCAAGCATATAAACATTTACAAATAATTATAGATAATAATAATCAAGCAGAACATGCTAGATCATCTCACATGTTATTTAATGAAGATTTTATTGAATACTCACACATAAAAAGTAGCACATGAAAATATTATATATAGGACCATATAGAAACGAATTGTCTATAGGACAAGCATCAAGGAATATCGTTTCATCATTAGCAAAAGATAATGATCTGACAATTAGACATATCTATGTGCAAAACAATAACGACTATAGGATCAGTAATGATCTGTTAGTATTGGAACAAAAGGATATAGAATCATATTATGATACTATTATTCAGCATTCAACTCCTTATCTATTGGCAACATATAACAATTTAGATATTGCAAAGAAAAACATAGCAATACCGATCATAAATAAAACGATTAACAAAAAACAGTATCAAAATGCATTGTCTAAATTTGATAATATTCTAACAGATGATCGAGTCATAGAGTCTATTCTAACAAAATCATATGGGATAGATAATATTAAACTGTTTAATTATAATATAACTAACAATAATCTAAATAAGATAAATTTAGATATTCATAATCAAAACAAAAAATTCTATTTTATTGGATCATTCTATAATAATAAAAAAATAATAAAACTAATAATTAGTAGTTTCTATCTAGCATTTGGAGGAACCTCAGAAGTATCACTTATATTATTTATCACAGATAATTCTGATTCGGTAAAACAAGAGCTACAGAAACTAATAAATGATCTAAAAAAAGAATTAAATATCTTAACTACGAATTACAATCATAAAATTATTGTTAAAACACTTTCTGATGAGGAATCATTATCAGTACATAACAGTTGCGATATTTATATCTCTTTACATGACTCTGGAATAGAATCAAATATTCATAGAGCAATTGCAGAAAAATATAATAATACTATTATAGACGAATCTAATACCAATATGATATATGATATTGATCAAGGTTATGGTGATACATATTCTTTTGGAGAGTTAACGATGACAACTAATAATGCATCTCTATCTCAATCAATGATAAGTTCTATAGTAAATAAAACAACAAAAAACAATACCACAGAAACCATAGATAAAATTTTATGTCCATAAATTATCAAATACATAATATATTCCATAATATATTAACTAAACAAAAATATCCTAAGAATATTTTATATACATATACAGAAAGCTTATTCGATAAAGCTATGGAAGATATTCCAGATACTATTATGATTAATAATCAGGTATTTTTGAATATTCCATTATCCTATGGACTATGCATAATAAATGATCCTCTTGATTTTGCACAGAATATTGGAGCGTATAATAATTTATTTGCTAATAAAGTATTATTTTTTCATGATGGACCTCCACCATCCTTAAAAAAGGAAGATCTTTTTTTATTAAAAACATCATTACAAAAATTTCCTTCTTTTAGTTTTAGTTTAAATCATGAACAATGGATGAACCAGTCCATCCAATCTCTAAATTATGGTATCAAGAATATAGATATAGATATTAATAAAGAAAAAGATATAGTTATATTATCTACTAAAAACCATAAACAAACAAAATTAATATACGATAATCTCAAACAGGCTTATCCAAATACAGATCTGTTAACTATTAATAGTAATCAGTCTTATGAGGATATAATAAAGATAATATCTAAATATAAAATATGTATAGATCTAGGATCATACTATAATGTCCTGTGCGGTGTTTCTGTTGGTTGCTATGGTATAACAACTAAGAAATCGTATCAAGATGATTATATTTATCAGATATCAGATTATCAACAATTAATAGGTATTGTTAAAGATATTCTATCATCACCTATTAACATTAATGATATGAGAAAATATATAGAAGATAAGTATTGTTATGAGTCTTTTATTCAAAAAATAAGCAATATAATAACTAATTATTCAGCAAAGGCCGTACTATTATGAGTAAAAATATTAATATAGTTCTACAGAATATGAACGTCGATCTGGTTGGTTTTGAAAATGTTGTTATTGATCAAATAGCTTCGGTATATAGTTTTTCTTGTGATATTATCAATTGTTCTATTGCTAGTTTTTTTGAACATTCAAAATTTTGGATGATCATGGAAATTTTAATAGATAAATTAAAACCGGGTGGACAACTAGCAATATCAATATACGACACTCAAAGAATTGCTGCTCTATATACAAATAACCAAATTCAAAGTTCAGATTATCTAGGACTAATGAAAAATATTAATAATTGTATATCTCTATCTGATTTTATGGAATTTTCATCAAATAAAAAAGATATAGTAATAGCAGATATCAAGAAAGATCAATTAATAACCAATATTACAATTATCAAGAATCAAATAACAAATGGCTAATACATATTGCAAGGGTTGCGCATTCTCTAAGACTAATATAGCGATAGAAGAAGCTTGTGAATTTGATATTCCATATCATGTAAAAGATATAAAAAATATCTTAATTAAAGATGATTCTTACTATATAGAGAATTATAAGTGTAAATATGCTTTTTCAAATCAGATATTAATAGAGAATAATATTAATAAAAATGATATAAAAGAAAAGCTTGTATTGGGATCTCATATAGCATATTATCTAATCATTAATGCTAGGCATTTATCTAAAATAGAGGATTTTATATATATAGCTGAACAAATCAACTCAATGGATATTCAGCCAAAATTAGTATCAATACTTATTGATATAAATAATACCAACAATAAAACTATTTTTGAGACACTGCATAATAATATAAAAAAAGATATAAGATGGAAGTTACATGCTTTTTTAAATGACGTATCTTTTAACGAAGCAGCAAATATTGCGGCAGAAACAAATATACAAACCAGCGAATCAGCGCTTTTATATTTTTGGGATAGTTCTGTTTCTGATTTTAGTATAACAAATAATAGAATTAATCATATATTTTTTGTTAGAAATATTCAACAAAATAACATATTTGGATTCAGATCATCAGAATTTGATGGAATGTGCTTACCGATATCATTATATAAATCTATCATTACTCTAGTAGATAGAGACATATTAAAAGCTTTATCTTCTATAACCGATTTTTCATTAGAGACATATGAACAAGAATAAGCAACCATTATCTGCTATAATTTTAGCATCAGAAATAACAAAAGGAATGAAATCTATTGGATCAAAAGCTCTATTGCCGATATCTGGATCAATAACAATAATAGATTATCAGATACAGTCTTTAAAGAGATTCTATAGTCCAATAGACATATACATATGTACTGGATTTGATCATGATAAAATTGTAAAAAAAACACAGAAGTATAAAGATATAAAATATATCTATAATAAAAATTATATTAAACACAATCAAATGGATTCTTTACTTTTGTGTTTGGATAGATATAAACTCAATCATGCATTAATAATCAATAATGGAGTATTAATTTCTGAAAAAATTCATTTAGACACTAATACAGAAATTTTTACTATAAACTCTCCTAAAAAAACAGACTTTAGTATTGGATGCAATATTTCAAATTTATACACAAACTATCTGTTTTATGATCTGCCTCATAAATGGGTAGAATGTGTTTTTATAAATAATGATGCTATACAAGCTTTATTGGAGTATTCAAAAATTAAGGATATTTCTAAATTATTTTTATTTGAAGGATTAAACATTTTATCTGAAAATATTCATCCTTTGAAAACCAAAGAAATACATAAGACAGCCGCTATAAAAATTAATACGATCAAAGACTTATCGAAAGCTAAAAAATATTATGAAAAATATATTTGTTCAAAACACGTATAACAAACTAATAAATAATTTACATTATATTAATCTTCCAGATATCAAATTTTATTTTGATAATGTAAACAATAATTTATATAAATTATATTACAGTCTAAAATTATCTGATTGTATTTTTTCTTCATCTTCTATGAATGATGAAATCGTATCATTTATTAATGATAATACTAATAATTCAAATATTAAAATTTATATTTATCATGATATGTATAATGAACATCTAATTAATATTATGCCTAAATGTTATCATATTATAGATGAGGATAATTATACTAATAATGGAATTAAATTTCCTAAAAACATTATAAATACTGATATTTACAAGATTAATCCTAATATCGTTAAAAAAGATCGTATAGTTTTATTCTTAGAAAAAGAAACAGACATATCAGACTCTGTAAAAAATAAACTATATCCAAATGAGACAAAAATATTAATGTTTAATAATGGTAATATTCCTCATGACCAGAATATTGGATTTTTATCTGAAATAACCAGATCCGAAATTTTACAAGAATCTCGTTTCTTTGCTTGTAACAATAACTATTATGCAATAGAAGCGGGACTATGTGGATGTGAAATACTTGATATGAATAATCTCGATAACAATATAACAAAAAATTATGAATTTTCAAGCTATATAAACTATAATGAATATTTAGGAAAAATCTTAATATGAAACAGAATAAAGATCTCGGTTTTCTGATACCTGTATTAGATAATACTCAGTCATCAAATATTATATGCAATACAATATCACGTCTAATACAATCAAGACCAAAACAACAAATATGTATTTTCAATAGTTATTCTGAAAGAATTGACACAAAGAACATTCCTGTTACTCATATTAATCAGGCTAAATTTTTTGATGGTAATTTAATAGTATTTGATTTACATTGTTTACAGCTATCTAATCTTTTTCCTCTTATACATGAAGTATATTATTATGCTCAAAACATTCCTTGGTCAAATGGTCAGAATCATTATGCTCAGTGGAAAGAGTTATTCGATAGGAAAAATTTAAAGATTATCTCTGCCAATAAACATATACATGATATATATAACATCGTATGGTCAAATTCAATAGGTATTTCGGAGACTTTTAACTATGAAACAGTCAACAAATTTATACTCTAATTTAGATGATAATCAAAAATATAAAATATTACAAGAAATGTATGTTGAAAAAAAAATGAGTTTTGCAGATATTGCTCATGAGTATGATACTTACGCCAATAAAATTAGAAGAGACGCTGTATCTTTAAAAATAAAAATAAGAGATAAATCAGAAGCTCAAAAGAATGCCTTGGTAACAGGAAAACATAAACATCCGACTAAAGGAACTACAAGGTCGGAAGACACAAAAAATAAAATAGGAAAAGGAGTAATGGACTCATGGGACAATCTAACAGAGTCTGAAATTTCTGATAGAAGGAAAAAAGCAAAAGATAATTGGGAAAGTTTATCTCAGGACGAAAAGCAACAAATGCTTAAACTAGCAAACGCTGCTGTTAGAGAAACTAGTAAGGTTGGATCAAAACTAGAAAAATATATCCTATTAAATCTTATTAAAGATGGATATAAAGTAGAATTTCATAAAGAACAAACTTTACTAAATACAAAGTTGCAGATAGACCTATTTGTTCCTAGTATTGATACAGCCATTGAAATAGATGGGCCATCTCATTTTAGGCCAGTTTGGGGTGACGAAGCATTAAAAAGGAATATTTCTTATGATAACAAAAAAGAAGGACTAATTATTGGAAAAGGATGGAAATTGGTAAGAATAAAACAAACTAAAGATTTTTCAAAAAGTAGAGCTAATTTTATCTATAAACAATTAATAGATACATTAGCCGAAATCAAATTAAATACAGGATCAGGCACAAACACTTTTAATATACAGGACACATGAGCAATGATGAGTAAAATTAAAAAAGACGCTGTAGAAGTCAAGCCAGAGGCCCAGGAAACGATTAAGATTCCATCTCACAACGACTTAGAATGGACGGACTATGTTCTTGGTTTATTGTCTGAAGACGAAAAAATTAAGGGTAATCCAACAACAGATGGTTTAAGAAGAATTTTTGAAATTGCCTTAAAATGCACAGTTATTCATTCTGATACAGATGTTGTTCAATCTCCTTCTCCAGATAATGAAAAACGAGCAACTGTTACACACAAATTAACATATGTTTTGAACGATAACAATCTTCCATCAGAACTATTAATTAGGTCAACAACAGGAGCAGCAGACGTTTATTGGGGAAATTGTGATAAAATCTATAGAAATCATCCAGTTGCTGTTGCGGAAACTAGGGCAGAAGGAAGGGCTCTTAGAAGAGCTTTGAAATTAAGAAAGGTAGTTGCTGCTGAAGAATTAACACAAGAGACAGAAGATCATCCTGATGCTAATTCGGTTAATAAAATTACCAATAATCAGATAAATTTTATTGACGTTATTGCTCAAAGGCTTAATATAAACATAAGCAAATTGTTGAAGCAGCAGTCTATTGATGTTAAAAATATCTATGGTCTTGCTCATCAAGATGCTGTTGATATAATCAGATTATTATCTAAATATCAGCAAACCGTTGGTGAAATACCAGAAGATATTATAGGCTACAATAACGAATGGAAATAATTTATGAAAGTATTTTATAAGGCTAGTGATAAACTAACTTTTGAATTAGAGTCGGCGGGACAAAAAGAGCTTTTTAAAGATCTTGCTCTGATTCAAGAAATTTTTAGTGAAGAAAAATGCGGAATGTGTGGAAGCACAAATTTAAGATTTGTGGTAAGAAATGTTGATGGCAATGATTACTACGAAATTAGATGTGCTGACTGTGGTGCCTTATTAACATTTGGCCAACACAAAAAGGGTGGCACACTATTTCCAAAGAGAAAAGATGATGACGGTAATTGGCTAGCAAATAAAGGCTGGCATAAATACCAGAAAAAAGACTGATTACCATTTTGCTATTGGACAAGACTCGCTTTCACTAGCGAGCTTGTTCATATAGTTTCTATCTCTTGTAATATTACAACCACATTTTGTACAGGTATTATTCTTTAAGAATTCGCAAGATAAGCATAAAGAATATCTCTGCTCAATTAATTCTAAAGAGCTATTTGGAATCATAGACTGAATAGCCGCAGGAATATCTTTTATATCTTTTTTTAATGGACTTCTACAAGGAAACAAAGGTGGTTCATTACCATCATTAAAAGAAACTTTGTTCCCGCATTTTGAACATTCATAGATATTATCTATTTTTACAAAATTACAAAATATATCAGCCATATTATCAATTAAAATCATATGGTATCCAGTATCCTTCATCTTTGGACTGAACTGTTTCTCTGCCTTGATATTCTAATCCATCCACACTACCAAAATAAGTTCTAAATAGCATTTCATTAAGCCAATAGTAATATGGACTATAAGGCTGTACATACTGCCCTGTTTTAGAGTCAATACATTTCCAAATCCTAAATGAACCATCTATTGGTCCACCAGGAGCAGGATATATACTCTTGCTTAATGCTCCAACATCATTTGGTTCGTACATATCAAATTGAGTATCTTTATTCCTTAATAGTCTTGGTATTCTTTTAAAATCAACATGTAGTTTTTCTATGTCATCTAAATTAAATATATTATAGATTTTATTCTTAACATTTCCATCTGGCTCTACATCTGGTTGAGATGGTCCTATTGGACAGATATAACTATAGGTTGCTGTTATACCTTGTGCCCTCTCTGAGCCATGGAAATTTAGAAAGAACGTTCGTTCTACTACATAATTTATATCATTATTTTCTGGCCATTTTAAATTGGGATATTTTGCTTTTGTATCTTCTATTATTTTTTTTGATAGTTCGTAAGTTTGATCTGTCCCAATATTTCGAAGTGATTCATCGTCTCCAGAAATAATATCTGGAACAGTGGTATCTAAACATACGCTATCAGCATTAAGACTCTTCATATCATTATACTGTAAACATACAAACTGAACCTTTTTTAATATTTTTATGGTTCTGTCTTTATCTATAGAACATCCTTGCTCAGGATCTATATTAATCCAGTATAAATTATTGTTTTCTTTTTCAGTAATAATTAATGATTCATCATCATTTTTGTTAATATTGATAGAGATATTAGGTATCGAACTCATGTTTTCGGATGGGGCTATATTATCAAGATAATATTGAATATTATTTTGTTCTGAATATAATATTTGTAAATCCTGAGCTGCTGCTTCTTTTTCTGATACTGGCTTATCAAAGTCTAAAAAATATTTTTTTGATAAATTTTTTGATTCTTTAATTTTATTCTTAATAAGATCATTTAATTTATTAAGTCTATCTCTTAGATCAGATTTTTTAATTTTACTATCTTTATCTATTTTAATTATTTTTACAGGACTAATATCCTTGTCGAAAGATATGGTTCCTCTATCAGATAATAAATCATTTTCGTTAAATAAAACATCAATTTCTGTCATGTACCCATAAGATTTATTTTCATAAACAGAATTGTCAATATTGGATAAGAATGGATCAGCTAATACTTTTAAATTATTATCTGCATATAATTTATTATCATATTTATTTATATTATTATTCATATTATCTAATGTATAGATAAAAGCACATCCAGCAGTTGTGCCATTTGTTACTGGTTGAGTTTGATGAGCATAATATAATTCTGATGAAAATGAATTATAATCTATAGTAGAATTTTTATTATAATGAATTCTATCAATCAATGGGATTATCTTACTATTAATATCTGGTTGAGATAACATATATCTGGTAGTAATATTAGAACCATATCCGTAGTTACTAACACCCCAAGCCGATTCTTTAATGTCCTGTGACGAATGAATATCGTGATCACTAGAATGATTATTTAATGACCAAAAATTTAATGGTAGTGTTGATTTTCCATCAATACTTGTTTTATTATCTAAAATAAGAATTCTTTTACTTTTTTCTGGAGAAACAGATATAATATTCCCAGTTGGACTATCTCTAAAAATAACTATAGTTTTATATGTACCAGAATCAAAAACATATCCAATATTTGTAATATAATTATTCTTAATATCATATGACATCAAAAAAATTTCATTTTCTAGATTTTTAAGTTCATCCTCATCGATTCCAAACTGGAGTTTCTTGAGTTCTTTTAGCTTATTAAATCTATCTTTTAATTTATCCATTTTTATATTGTCTATATCAGCTGGTTTTTTTTCTGTTAAGATAACAATATCATGATTATCTTGAAAAAAATAATAAGGCCTAAGCCCATCCATAACATACAATCTCTTCTCTGTAATAAGAGTATCAAAGTCATTATCACTTTTAGATAAATTAAAAATATTATTATGTTTTATATATGAATCAGAATAAAATAAATCTTTAAAATTATTAATCGTTCTTTCACCACTAATTATTCTAACTTGTTTTCTGTCCTTATTGCCAAATTCTTGATAAATATCTGATTGTTCTAGTTTTCCTCTTATGTTTTTAATATTTGTTTTAATTTTATTTAGTTTTGTTTCCTCGTCTTTTGTTAAGGTTGCTTTTGCAGATAATCTGGAATCCTCTTCCAACATGGAATCTGAATCGAATGGACTAACCCCAGTTTCTGTGTCATTCATATACAAAGACTTAATATAAGAATTATAAATAATCTTAATAAAATTATCTTCATTTATTAGATTAATTTTAAAAATAGATAAATCTCTTAAATAACTATTATAATGTAGTTTATAAAATTGATGTTTATGTTTTTTCATAATAACAGAATTATTATATCTAAATATAGACGCTTCTGTTTTATAGAATAATTCGTTATCTTTTGATACGCTAAGAAGTATTTTATCTGATGATCCTACTGGATATTTGTCGTAATTAGGAACGTACCAAGCTCTATTAAAAATATCCTTTTGTCTTTCTTGTCTTAAAGAATGTAAATAGTTTGCTATTTGTCTAGTTTGTTCATTCATTGCCATTTCTACGCCTGGTAAAGCAGCTACAGCACCAAGAATACTAGGTGGGAGCATTAATATCAGTGGAAATATTACAAACGGTAGAGGTTGAGAAAATTTTGGAACATTTAAACTTTCCTTTGAATACCTACAAAGTCTACCATCTATAGTATATAGATTTGGGGCATTTATAACCGATGGAGGTAAAAGATGCAATTTGTCTGTTAGATCTGCAATAAAACTATATCCAGGAATAGATGGATTATCATCTTCATATTTAATATTTCCTAAAGAATCACCAGGAATAAATCCATTACTATTATCTGTTCTGTGTATAATTAACTCCCAATTACATAGACTATTTTCTACTAAATTTGATCTATTTTTAGTTACACAAGCATTATAGCCTATAAGCTCTTGTGTAGATAAAATCCTGTCATATGGCTCAAATGGATCGCTTTCATCAACAACTGCCACACACAACCTGAATGTTGTTTCAGAAGAATTTCCAGCTTTATTTACTGCCGACGGACTTTGGGAAAATATTGGCATACCAGCAATTTTTTGAAATCTATGACTATTATTCAATAGTTTATTTTCTATCATAATTTTTTTATATGCGGATACCTGACCATCATCATATCCAGCTGCTGATAATGTAGGAGCTAAATCTATTGTATTATTAATTTTATCTGAAATATTATTATTTATATATAATGTAGAATCTATATTATTATTAGATGAATTATTAAATAAATCTAAAAGATCTGAAAATTTAATATTTATATTATATTCATAATTTTCAATATGATCTTGATTTAATAAGTATATTCTATAAGTAGAACTTCTTGGAATTTTTGGATCACCACTAAAATTTTCTAATGTTTTGGAAGTATCTAAAGGAATATTATCATTCATATTCCATAATGATGATATATATTGTTTTATATGTTTGTTACTTTTTCCAAAACCATCATCCTCTTCTTCTGGTAGTAATCCAAAATCTCTATATTTATCATAATATGATCCTTTAAACCATGGATCTTTTGGCGGTGGAGATTTTCTTTCTCCTTCTCCTTCTTCAGATGACGGTGGATTTAATCGGTCTGCAGCCAATCCACAACTGTCTATTTCTAGCCAAACCACAAGATTTTTGGGATTCACATAATTTAAAAAATTAAGCTTAACCTCTATGTTAGATATGCTGCCTCCACCTTGTCTTCTCCATCTTAATCTTTTTGTAGATTCTCTATCTTTAAAAGGAATAAAAGATCCTGGTCTTGTGAATATATAAGAAGAAGAATAGTTTGATTCTTCTACAGTAATATCAGAGCAGTAGTTATCAGACGATACCGGGGCATCATCTATTATTGGAAAATCTATCTTAAATTCATCATTATAATTTAACATCTTTAGATCTATATTTCCACCAACACTTCTATATCCATAATTATCTATATGGTCGCTAACTTCTCTTTGATCCACAATTTCTGGATTTTTATTCTCTTCTTCTCCAACAGGATCATAAGCTTCTGGATCAACGCTCAAAGTTATTGAACTCTTATATATTTTTGATTTTCCATCTTCAAAATCGTTCTTTAAATCATATAATCCTGGTCCTTTGAAAATTTGCACAGCTCTATTATATGGATCAAAATTAACAACAGAAGATAAATTTTTGAATCTTAAATAGGCAGGACTATTAGAACCAATCCATCCATGAAACGGATGAAAACACCCTTTACTAAATTCTATAGAAGAATTTAATGGTAATTCAGTATCATGACATAATTGAGTAACTTTACCATCTTTTTCATTTTTGGGACCGCTAAAAAAGTCATTTGATGCTGTAATTTCTGGTAAATATGAATTTACGGCAGGATGAAAAGGTATGTCTATTCCTAATTGAGATAATTGTTGTTTTGAAAATCCTCCATATGATTTAACAGCAAATCTTTTTGTTTTTAATCCATCAGGGGCGCTAATATTTACCATTTTATCATTATCCGAAGGATCCATAAAAATAAATCCTCCAGCATCTGATCCGCCATCCACAATAAAACCTCTGTTATCTAAAATTCCTTCATATAAAGATTCACAGCCATTATATTCAGGACCAAATAAAGCCGCGTCAGCCGGATTGCTACTAAAAGGAGGAGCATTTTTTGATTGGTCTGTTTCATGACTATTTAAATTTGTTAATATTATACGATTTAATTCAATTGTTGTATTATTACAATTATAATCGATGCTAAAATCTACATTACCATGTACTATAGCTTTTTTTCCATCTTTATCAGATGTCATAGGCATAGAAAATTTATGATAATTATTACCTAATGGAATTACTGCCGGAGGTAAACTATTTCCAGGCCCTGGCGGAGCATCAGGATTTGCTAATCCTTGAGGAACCTTAACAGAGCAGTCTGTGTAAGAAGGCCAAAAAACTCCCTGTTTACCGATATAACATTCTCTAATATTTGGAACCATAATTGAAAGATTATTCTTTGCTTGTATATATTGAACAGAGGCTGGCCTTAGTCTTTCTTTTTGTTCTTTTCTGGAATATGAGACTATAACTTTTCCAGTGTCTATAATTTTTCCATTAGCATATATAGTTACGGTATCATATATTATACCAAATGACGTTCTAACTCTAACTTCTAAAATATATTTTCCTGGGGATTTAATAAAAACAGTTGGTGATTCATCTGTGGAAGTTTCGTATCTTACTGATGGTTGTTTTGGGTCTAAGAATCTTAAACAGTCTGGACCAGATATTTTTCTCCATAGAACATCTGGTTGTTCTGACCCTATGATGCTTGTATCATATTTAGCATTATAGTCTATTGCGGCAGTTTCAAATGAGTATTCTATTTCTTTTAAGGATTCTACATCTTGATTTCCAAAATCTATATCAATATCTGGACCGGCAGTTACTGGAATCCTGACATTTTTAAATTTTGATTTTTCTATATCCCAAAGAGGAATCATGAACGACTCATTCCTCTTTAGTTTGTTATTAAGCTTTAATTTCGTACTAGCGGCACTAAACTCTGTTGAAATTAAAAATGGTCCTGAAGAAATACTCATATTATTATATACTGTTGTATTTTGTAGACCTTTTGAACATCGACTAGTCATTTCTTGATTAATTTTAACATGTGGGCCATTAACTAATCCTGGTTTATATTTAAGCTCACTCTCATTTTCTAATATAAGTTTAGATCCATATTTAAAGATTAATCTATTAAATAGATCATCTCTAGTTGTGACCAAACCATGAGAGTATGTATATTGATTATTAGTCATATAATCAGTAGATAATATATTTAATTTTTCGGTTATGCTTAATAATACATCTTGTATTAATTTAATTTCATCATAAACAGATTTTGGTTTGCTGTTGATATATTTTAAAACATGAGATGCAGTATCGGGATTTCTCAGTATAGATACTGTTGTTCTATCTAATAGTGGATAAGTAGATAATATATGACATAGTTTTTTAAATAATTTTGATTGCAGAGGAGAAAAATTTGGTTGTGGTATACCACCATTAATATTTCTAGTATTATTATTCCATGATAATGTATGATATACCTCTCTATAAATATTGGATAATGTTGGAGATATATAAGAAGATGAACACATATAATCTTGAGAACTAGCATCTTTCATTTGCGGAGATTTGAAATAGCTATATGTATCGCCATCTGGTATCCATAAACATAATTCTGGAGTCTCTTCAATAATACGACTAGTTGGGTTTATTACAAATTTTATATTTTCTTTTTTAAGTTTTTTATCAGAATTAAGCATATCATCAATTTTAATATATTTATATTGAGCAGATGGCAAAAAAGTATCATACTGTAGATTCTTTATAATGCTATTTATTTCTGATATTAAAAAAGTTTCAGAATCATATTTAATTAATGGTATATCTTGAATATTTATGTTTTGATTATTTATTTTTACAGAAGCTGGACCAGAAGATAAGCGTACTGTGCTTCCTATAGGAATTTCTTCTATTGATAAAGGCTTATTGACAATTGAATTATATTTAAACCAAAACATCAATCCATAGACCGGATAAAAGGGGCACAGGTCCGGAGTTATTATCCAATCAGTAGACATATATGGAGATTCATTTATTTCCCAATTATGAAATTTTGGATCAAAAATATCAATCGCATTTTGTATTCCTAAGTTATCACTAAGAGTGGTTGTTCCTTTATACAATGTCATATCATTAATACGACTATTAAATAAATTAACAAAAACAGGATACCAAACATCTGATTTTGTTTTATATATATTATTTTTAATAAAGTTTATTGTATTTACTAGATAAACCTCACTTGTAGATTCCTTATTAGATAAATCAGGATTACTATAAATTATTTTATCGCCATTACTAGAATCAAATTTATACGAATATAAATCGTCTAAAAAAGACTTATCATAAATGACACAATTTTTATTCATCAATTAATTCCTACCTATAAGAATCCATTTTCCATTTTCAAACATAAACATTCCTGTATTCTTTGCTCCCGATATAGTAAAATTAAATCTAGTATTGTCAAATATTATAGGTATCCTTGGCGCATTTTCGGGTCTTCTTGATCCTTGTATATATGTTAATGATACTATTGCGCTATTATTTCCTGTAATTTGACCAAAAACAATAAAAGACTGCTTTGATACAGGCTCATAGAATCCTGAATTTGAATTATATCTGCATAATAATTTTGATCCTCTTGGCGCTGTATATCCACTCTTATCTTTAACATAAATCAATCTTCTTATACCATAATCCATTGGCTGAACAGAATATTCTGCATCATCAATAAAAGCTCTTGTTGGATAGGTTTCAAATCCACCATCTGGTAAAATCATATCTTCTTCTAAAGTAATATATATCATCTTATATGGACATTTATTTTTAGCATTAGCTTTACCAATAAATGTATTTAATAAAGATATATCAGTCCCGCTAGCTACAACATATGGCGGAAGAATTTCTCCGTCACATCCTCCTCCACCACTAGCGGACCATACTTTTCTATCATTATCCCATCTTACGTCTATAGGACCAACTGGCCACAGATCAGATCTTTCGGCCCAATTAAGATGAAAATATTTACTTTTTGTTTTAATCCATTCATTTCCTTCTTTTTTATAACCTTTTCCTATAATGTCTCCCAATAGTTTTCCCTTAGACGGAATAAATTCCCCATCCTTAGTATAGTCATTTTGACCAGATGCATTTAATAGGAATCTCTTTGGTCTACCATATTTATCTATCTCAAGTGGTTCATCAGCAGCATTAGGAACAGGATATCCATCAGTATCATATCCCCATCCGTGCATCATTAATGGTCCTCTTAATCCAAAAAATCTTTGATTTAATAGAATATTCTCATTAGTATTATATTTATATGTTAAATCGATATCATAATAATCTTTATTTACAGCATTACTTAGGTTCATAACCTTCATTAATTCACTACTCTCTAGACCAGCTTGGGTTTCTCCTGATGGAACTTGTTGAACAGCAAATTGACCAGTTATTGGATCGTATAAGCTTTGTATGTTTCTTGCAAGATCTAAACTTTCAAAATCTACAGGAGCATGTTCTGATCTTCCTATAACAGATATGCTGTGTCTTGATCTTTCTCCGCTAGCAGACGGTTGAGAATTAGGATTTTTAAATTCTCCATGTGGCATAACAATCGGATTTAATGATAAGATATTAATTTCTTGCGGCTGATCAGTATCTTCTCCAGATGGAAATACCAATTTTGATTTTGAACATAGTGGGCATGGGTAGTCTACTTCTTCTGCAATTTTAGAACCAGACGGAACAACTGAAATCTTATAATATCCTAATCCAGCACATTGTGGACAAATAATATTTTTTTTCTTTAATTCGTCAGTTATACATCTTGAGGATAGAGAATATGTACTACCAAATAAAGTCGGATAGAATGATATTGGAGAGAAAAATCCATCCATACTCATGACTGCTTTGGAATCATACTCTTTGCTAAGTTCTGATAAAATTTCACTAGGCATATAAAGAGCGGTTCTTGTATTATGTCTTCTGAGTTCTCCTGATCCACCAGGATCTTTAGAAACAATATCTGTTTCCGGTATATAATGCATAGCCCTTCCTATAAAAACCTCGCCAGGACTTCTTCCATAAATTTTTGATTCAAAAGAAGATAAAGAGCTACCAGATCTTGTATTTGAAGAATTCTCCATAATTTTATTAATTTGATTTGATATTTTTTGTTCAAATTTTGATTGAGCATCACTTAATTTTTTTAACAGAGATATTCTAGATGTTGAGAATTGTTTAATTCTCTCTGCATTTTCTTTACTATATATACCTAATTTTTGTGAATATGTTCTAAAGCTATAATTTGTAGACACACCATTGGTAGAAGCATAAGTAGAAATATTGCTTAATGTTAACCCCATATAATTATCTATATAGTTTTTTTGTAAAGAAACACAATTGAATCCATAGACTTTAGAAATTAAAGAAGCATGAACATCATTATCTGTTACTCCCAAAACCATGCCTCCGCCAAGACCAAATAAAGGTGGTCCGTAAACAGACACTTGACCATTTTCCAATATTGGCTGATAAGATAATTCAGAAGACATTGTATTTAGAACTAGTAAATCTAAAAATGATGTTCCTCCTGTTTGCCAAGGAACAAATTCCTCTCTTTTCTCCACCTTAGTGTCTCCTATTAACTGCTCGACAGCATTCGAAGAATCTATGATTCCAGGAAATACATTTGCTTGATTAGCTAAGCTCGGATAATTAGTCCATGGCCCATAACAATATAAATTAGATTTTAATGGAATACCAGCAAATAGAGGATGAGCCATTTTTGCGCTAATCATTTCGTGTTTACTTGATTGGTTTGAAGTATCTCCTTCAGAAACTAAAAATCCATTGTCTAATATTGGTATACAATATGACAGTAAAACCTTTTTTAAATCAGCTGTTAATAATTTTTTCTTTTCTAATATAGCTAAATCCTCTATAGCTACATTAGCTATAACAGTTAAATTTGGATCTTTTGTATAAGAATAGCTACTACCCATCAATTCAATTCCTGGAGAATCTATTATAGCTCTGGGTCCAATTAAACTTGATGGATCAAAAAACGCAATATCGTCACAAGATGTGGTAATATATACTTTTCTTGATGGAGCAGAAAAGACTGATCGTTTAACTTTATCATTACCGGATGATTGTTGTTGTTGTGATACTCCGCTAGATAATACTCCGGTTCTACCAAAAGGATCTTTTCTAACGTCAAACGTGTCTATCAATAAATAATCTTGTCCAATTGAAGCTAAATTAATTGATGGAATAATTTTCTTTTCACAATTAATAGACGATCCTATTCTATTAGCCCATGCTTGATCGTATTCTCTAAGTTGTTTTCTCTCTGATATCTTATCAGGTACATCATTTTGTCTAATAAGATTTCTATTATATCTAGCTTTTAATTGTTGAGCTTTAATCTCATCACTCTGCTCGCACCACTTCTTTGACGCATCATCATAATTATACGATGCATTATATCCTAGTATAGGCTTAATTAATCCTTTATCATCTATTAGTCTATAATAAGCAGGGCCGCCGACCATAATACAATCATCAATACTATTACCATACTCTTCCCATGCTCCATCTGCTAATTCTTTATCAAAAAAGATCTTTCCACTACCCTGATAAACTGCAATACCTCCAGCAGATGATGGTATTTGAATATTTGAGTAAGCCTTATCTCTATATGCCATTAATCCTGGTAATCTTACCAAATATTTTTTACCATAATATTTATCTCCGATACTTTTAATAAATTCAACCAAAATACGTAAATCATTCATAAATTCATAGCTTAATGTTAAACCAAAATTAATATCTGTTTTTCTTTTTTCAGGATTTGGGGTGTTTGATCTTTGTTTAGCTTCGCCAGAATAATTTGCTTTTCCTGGTGCGGCGTCCATTCCTGGACCCGTATTTGGGGAGTTAGAGCTAAATCCTGGCATTGGTAATACTGTTAACTTATCTAATTTCTTATAAAGATTCACCAACATAACAAATAAGTCTGGTTTTTCTGTTCTGTATTTTGCTAAGCAATATGCTAGATAAGAATCAAATCCTGCCATTGCTGCTCTAATTTCTGTTTCTGTTATTTTGAAAGCAAAATCATTCAAATAAGCAGATTTTTGAATGTTCTTTTTGTTTTCTATCTCTGGTAATTGACCGTTTGCAGGAGGATCTTCTTCTTGTTCAGTATTATTTGTTGATGAACCTAAGCCACTGTCCGTATATGGTATATTTCCAGGAATTGCAGGATCAAGTGCGTATAAACTAGACATGGACCCCAAGGATAATACTGGTAATTCTCTTGTTGTCATACTAACAACAAGTTGTCCTGTCCATGTGTCTAATGAAACCGGTCTAATATATCTAAAGATATTATTTGATGTTGTACTAATTTCTATTTGTTCGTTGTGTTTGTATCCGAAAAATGGACATATAGCATGATTTATTAATGGGGTATATCTATTTTTTGATGCTCTACTATTCTCACTATCTAATCCTCCGGTTCCAGATCCGTTGCTAGCAGGCGTAGATGAATCTGAAGCACTACTGGAACTAACAACTCCTTTAGGAGCAGAATACTTTGTTCCTCCTCCATAACTAAAAGAAGAAAAATAATTTCCAACCCATGGAATTGGTTTTCCTCCAACATTTGAATCTGAAAATTCAGTATCTTCTTTATTAAAAATATCACCAGTAAAAGTTTGTCTAATTGTTTCATTTCCATCATATAATTCTGAATTAACTGCTCCTAATACTTGCTTATTTATTACAGTATTTTTTGTAGATAAAAAATTAGGAACTTTTACAGCAGATGATTTATCATTAAATCTATTATAATCAACAAATTTCTTAATTATCGGATTAAATATATAATTTGTTTGAGAATATGCTAATAAATATGACTTGGCTTGATATAACCTTTGTTGATTACCTCCTATGTACATAACCTTAGGCGAATACCTATTATGTTCTTTACCAAATGATGTGGTTGTTGTTCCTATTCCTTCATTTTCTATATTACTAACTAATGATGATACAGCGTTTGGTACTACTGGCAGTGTTCTATTAATAGTTTTAATTTTAATAACATTAATACCATTTTTTCTTAATATTGTAGTATAAAAATCTCTACCTGTCTTTTCACAGGCCACCCTAATAAGATCAGCAATACTAATAGAAGAATCTGGAGCACTTACTCTGATATCCAAGGGTGGTCTTGGTATCTCTGATAAGTCTAAAGAGAATAATGATCTTGAGTTATTGTCCGATGCTAATGTTGGTGGGATTAATCCAAAGCTATAATCTCTAAAATTTGCTACCTGTGGAGACGCAGAATTTGTTAGAACTGTAGGAGCTATAATTCTGCCAAAAGGAGAAAATGCTTTTTTGGTACCCAGATCAGAAACATTAGATGTTGATGTTAAAACAGATAATGTATCTAAAACATAAGCTAAAGGAATACCATCCTCATTTTTTGCTGAAGCTCCAAAACCATATGACTCCAAGAATCCATAAACATTAAAAACATTAGGGATATTACCATCTTTTATTTGTCCAGCATATTGGAGTCTGGTATCATCAACAACATTAACTGGTCCTCCAAAAGAACCAGCATATCTGGCAAAAACAGATCCGGCGTAATGATCCACAATAACTTTTGAATTTTGCAGCAAATCATCTGCGGAAGAAAGCGTAACAGTATATGATATTACATTTTGTCTATTACTTCTTTCCCAAGATGTTATAAAACCTCCAAATGAAAAATATCCAAATCTGAAATATGCTGGACATCCTATAATATTGTAACTATAAGTGGTTTGAGGATCATAATTACCATCAGGATCAATATTTGTTATATCTCCGATAAATCCAGGATCGCTACTAACCCAGTATTTTGAAACCAGATTATTATTTCGTAAAGCATGATAAACCTTACCTGGGATTATTCGGTCTTTACTTTTTCCAAAAACATATGGAGAACTTGTCTCATCAATATAACAATTATCATCAATACAATCATAATAATGATTATCTGGAAATGCTGATGGATCTATATCAAATATATTATTTGCTCTACATGCGGATATGTCATTAACCAGTTCAATATTTAAAGTAGACGATGTTCCACCCCAACCCAGATTATTACTAAAGGAAACAATACTTGATCCTAAAAATAACTGTTGTCCTATAATACTAGATCCTTTTATATTTCTCAAACATGAATTTGGCATTTTAATGATCCATATGATTTCTATCTGTGGTACATTGTTGGAAGATCCATGTTACAGACCTAGAATATCTTCCCTGAGATGGAGTCCATGTCTCTGAGTCTGATTGAGTAAAAACAGTTCCATATGGTTGAGAAATAGAATTTTGAAATAAAGCATTTGTTCTATTGCCGAATGGTCTATGTCCTTCAATAATTAAGTCTATATTTTGCCATAATGGATTATCTGTGTATAAAGGACATGATGGATCTGTTTGTATGGATTCTCTTGGAGATGATGGTGGAACGATAACAACTTCAACACTAATGCTCTTTCTTGCGGTAGTCTTACCGTTGGTGGTAATAATAGGACCTAATTGGCGTCCAATAACTTGGGTTTCTGTGGTATTATCGGCTGGAGAATCTATTGTAACACTGATATTTTCACTAAGAACACCATTCCAAATAGAAGATAACATATTTGTTTTGTTATTAAATTCATAACTATAATTTATAGTTCCTCTATTAGGATCATGACTTTCTGATGTTGATGCAGGAACGACGTTAAGGGTATTTTCTCTTGAATAATTCGGGTGTGTGTTTTGTTGACTTGGATTAATATCATTATATTCTGTTGTTCTATCATAACTATTAATGCCTAATGAAGCTCTTCTATATAACATAGGCTTAACTTTTTGTAACCAACCATCTCTAGCACTATCATATTTAGTTCTTTTGGGGGATATATTAGTTGCTACAGTAGTGTTTGATGGTTCTTTTCCATTATATTCTGAAAACTTTAAATTAATAGGATTATCTAATCCAGATCCTGTTGGCATAATTCCAGAAGTACCATCCATGATTTCTTTTGGCGTTTCTATCAAACCCTGTAACGATCCAGCAACTCTCACTGTTGTTACATATTCTTGAGAAGTTGATCTTTCTATATTGAATGTCTCTATATATCCAATTTTTTCGGGCATTGCTAACCAAGAATCATTAACTTCGTATGTTCCATTATATATATCTATACTGGTAGTTCTAGCATGATTATATAGATGAGTACCACTAGAATTAGGAAAATAAGGAGAAGAACCAGCAGAATTTACTCCGCCAAATGGTTTTTTTAGCTGTTTTTCTACCCATGATTTGGCATATAAGTATGACTTATTATTTTGGGCTATTGATTCATCTATTGATAAACACTCTGTACCACTAGGAACAGGAATACCTCTTGCTGATAATCTTCTAGAAATTCTAAATTGAGGTATAGAAGTAATATCCACAGGAGAAGAATTCATTGTACCAATACCATTCAATGCTCCTATCACTCCAAAAGATGGGCTAAATGCCCCGTATCCTGGTGGACTTTCTGGTTTAGATGAAACATTATATATGTTATTTATAAATGAGATATCATCTTGTGGTTCTATTGTCCAGCTCTCACTTCTATCGCTAACATTATCTGATCCACTAACAGCAGTTAAAAATTCTAATCCAATAGCATAATCAGCAGTTTGAGTCCAATTATTTTCGCTTTTATTTACACTTAAATTAGTAACTCTTATACCACTAATACTATACATTACATCATTATTACATTTGATCTCAAATAATCCATTTGAACAACTGAATAAATCCTCCAGTTTTTTGATAGATAAAATTATACCACTAATACCAGTTGATCCATTAGTATCACTAACAGCTTTTGTTGTACTTACTATTTTTCCTGTTAAATCTATCTGGTTTGTTATAGTTTCAACTATATTATTTGAATTAGCATTAAATGTTTTTGATATATCTACCAGAGGTTCTGGACCAACAATAGATCCTATATTAATACCTCTATAATATACTTTAACTCCGCTAGAGGATAATGCTTGAGCACTAAATAATAAATCTTGATTAAACATCCTTTATCCTTACATTATATTAATGCTACAGCACTCACATATATTGGGGTTATTTTTCCAGTAATTTCTGTTCCTAAATAATTAGCTTTTATCGTATCTCCATCGTATATACGATAATTGTATTGTAATTGTCCAATATTAGAACCATTATAATATAAAGAGGCAATACTAGGTATTTCTGATAAGTCTGGTAAATATTCTGTGGTTTTAGCAACTTCGGAAAATTTTACTGGCTGACCAGATACCGGAGGAACTATAGCCACAACCAAATCTTTAAAAGAATCTGAATTCACAAAGATATCATCTATAACTATATCATAAGATTTATTCCCAAGATTTGCAATATATTTTGTACTCTCAATATCATTATATGTGGATAATATAGCTGATCTAATTTGGTCCACTGTTACTTTTTTTGTTTTCATTGCTAAAGGATCAGCTATTATCCTAAATTTATCTTTATGGCCTCTATTTGGTAATAATTGATTATTTTTTTTGTTTAATATAATTGAATCTATATTATCTGTGCATGGTATAAATTTGGCTAAAATATAATTTTGGTAAGTATATGTCCAATTATTTTCTTTATTTAATACAATAAATTCATCATCAATAGGATTACTAGATATAATTTCGCATGGAATATTTGAGGCATCAGAAACAATGATTTCTTTATATTGAGTTTTAATAATAGAATTAGAATCTAATCCCTTAACTGTCATCTTTAACAAAACTTTAGCAGAAGTTGAGAACTTTGGTATTATCTGAAACGATGTTATTGGAACGAACCTATCATTGCCAGATATTGTATATATTTGAGGGGTAATATTAACAAATGTTCCAGACGGAACAGCAGATTCTACATTAAATTCTATAGAATAACTATTTTTAGGTTCTATGTTGTTTTCTAAATAAACCTGACCAAGAGCATCAGCAGAAGCTGCATCACTTTGACTTTGAAAGTAAGTAATCTCATCTGGGCTTGCTGTTATTAAAGTAAAATTTCCCACATAAGAGTTATTCAGTATCAGATCAGGACTTAAAAAATTAGAGGTATTTGGTGCTATTACGACTCTTGTTCCTGTTATAACAGGATATTCTGAGCTGAGATTAGCTATAGATAATGTAGAAATGCCACCCACTCTTTGAGAAGCTGTTATGTCTGCAACTTTAATTGGTTTAGGTCTAAGTTCATCAAATGTGATGCTAAGTCCACAAGCCGCAGATATTATGTTATATTGTTCAGTTGGTATAAGCATAATTTGCCTTTAGCAGTTTTGGCAGGATATTGTTATGGTTCGACTTGTTAGCTCAATAAGTTCTGATGATGAATTGTAGTTTAATATTTTAAACTTTAAAATAGTTAAATTTTTAGATCCAGATATGGTTAGTGTTATTGGAACAATAGCTTCTTTAAGAGGTATGGTATTATTTGAGCTTGGATCAGTATAATTATATTCTGTATAGACTGGAGTATTAATTGAGTAATTAATATCATTACCACTAAGATCTTCTAATTCAAATACATAATTAGTATCTGTCATTAGATCTATTACTTTAACATTTAGAATATCTCCACTACAACAAAAATTATTTACAGAATCAAAAGTTATAGCAGGAACTTTGCTGAAACAAACTTGTTTACCAACGAACTCTACAACCGAACCATTAACTAATTTTGTATATAATTTACCAGTTACTGCATTTATTGCTATTTCTCCAACCACTAATTGATTAGCATGAGGAGGATTTATAGTTTGTTGATCATTTTTAAGTCGTAAAGTACCCATTTAAACATTCTCCTTGATATTAATAACATACTCCAGTAAACATCATACCCAATCCACTAGGTCCACCACTAAAGTCAAAAGAATCAGTTCCAAATGTGGATGTGTCCTCGGTTACTGTTGATCTAGGATCACCGTCTGTTCCTATACTTCTAATTTCTGATGGTTCACTGTCTCCATAGCTATTTGTGGCCACAATTTTAAAGAAATATGTATTATTCTCTGGTATATTATCAACAACAAGACTGGTCGCAGATGCACTTACCGATCCGTTATATGTTATCCAAGAGAATTGACCAATAGGAGTAACTCCATCATCAAGCCAATAATATACTATGTATCCGTTTCTTGCACTAAGACCATCATTAGCTGGTGCGGTCCAAGACAACAAAGCATCGTATTGATTTCTTGTTACGCTAAATGTTTGTGGTTTACTTGGAAAATCACTAGATGGCGTAACATTAGGTGTTGGATCACTTGGTTCTGATTTACCAACAGTATTAATAGCAATAACTCTAAATCTATAAGATGTTGTAGAGAATAAATTACTTACATAACGGTATGTTGCAGGATTAGACACTAGCGGTAGACCATCAGTAGTAATTTGTTCGCTTTCTAGTGGTAACCAATCTTCTGCGATATCAGAATAATATTCAACAAGATAAGCATATATATCTCTACCCCCATTGTCTTCTGGAGCTTGCCATTCTAATACAACAGCATTATACTTTGGTGTTGCTATTAAGTCTGTTGGTTTTCCAGGAAGTTGTGGATTTGGTGGAGGAATTAGGGACACAATCTGTCCAAATGTATTTATTGTTAAGGGATAATTTGGAACATAAAGTTTTTTATTTAGTGATTCTTCGTATGGAACCGGAACCGATCCCGTCCATACTGGATTCAATACTAGCTCTTTAGTAATAAGCCCACTACTATAAGTATAACCATCAACGCTCAAATCAGCATAGGTAGATAATGGAAGACTACCACTAATTGCTACTCCAGTAGAACTAATTTCCATACCATATGCTTTCTCTAATGCTAGATTTTCTTCAGCATTAGCTCCATAAGATATTATACCTTCGTATACTCCGTTTAATGTTGTTATAGCATAAGGAGTATTGGTATTGATAGTAATTTTTGGTTTAACATCTAAATAAATACCTGTTGCTCTAACTGCTATCTGATTTTCTATAATTGTTGTTTTTCTAAAAATTCCACTTTCCAATGAACCTAAAACACTATTTGGAATAGAGGCATGAACTCTAAAAGCTGGAGTTAAACCAGAAGGAACTCCATTTTCATTTATGGCAAACCACTCTGGTTCATATCTTGTAAATAATGTTTTTCTATGACCATATACAATAAAATCAATATCTTCTGCGATTTTATTAAATGTTGTATATATATTGGGTCTGATACTAATAGTATTTATTGTGCTTGGTTTGAATCTATACTCACTATTTGCAGATAATCCATCGCAAGTAAAGCCTTCTATGGCATCTGGTTCAATCTTCATCTCCAGATATCCGCCCTTTTGTACAGAAAACGCGTAGCCTACATATCTTCCATTATCTTCATCTCCTTGACCGAGAACTAATTGTGATGTTCCATAAAAATCTTCTGGAATAGGGGGACAAACAGTTACAACTAGATCTATTTCATTTGTAAAGAAATCTTTAGCGCCATCAGCATCTCTAGCGTCAACAAGACTAATATTTGCAACTTTAACATAGAAGACATCTCTATTTTGATTATATATTGCTATAGTTTCATTATAGGCAAATTCTTTCTGTATATCAGATAAATTAATGCCTCCAGTACCACCCTTAGATTCGTCCAGTGAAATAAATTTGAATCTGTCTATTGTTCCGCCAACCCCTGCTCCAATAAACTCTATTGCTCTTCTAGGATATCTGGTCCAACTTACTCCTGGAGCACTAAGATAATCAGGTTGTTGCCATAGAGCTGGACCAGTACCATTATGAGTTAAAATACTTCCACTAAATCCTGGCACTAATGGTCCAACAAAAATTCTATCAGTATATAGTGCTGGTGGTAGTTCATTTTGTCCATCTGCTGTTTCACCAGAAGGCTTATAAATACCAACAACATAATTGCCTAAAGAACTTGCTTGAGATGGAGCTAATCCAACGCCAAACCAGTTAGAAGCTGTTAAATAACCCTGATCAGAATTATGTATTATACTTCCTTCTGGAGTACCATTAAGAACAGGATATAGTCCAGTTGAACTTGTAATATTACCATCACCATCTGTTGAAGAAACAACCATGTACTCTGATTTGAAATGTTCAGAAGATACAACATTTGTATCATCTACCTTAAATAAGAATCCACCACTAGGGCCAGGGAACATACCACCCGGTATAACGTTACCATCTGCTCCAACATATTCTAGACCCCCACTAGAACTAATTTTAATACCACCACCATTAAGCCCTGATCCTATGAATAAATCCTGATAAAATTCTGTACGATTAGGAGTGAATCTAACAAGACTTAATGGATTAATTTTATTGATAAATACAGTATTGCCTGTAGTAGCAAAAACTATTCCGGTATTAGATATGAAAGTGCCAAAAGCACCAGTAATAGAGGATAATGGATCAACTTCTACAACAGTATCGTCTCCACCAAATTTAATATTATAGTTAGAATTAGAAATATTTGCAGATAATAATTTATTTCCGGATGATCCAAGACTTAGTGAATCAGCGTATATATTACCTCCAACACTAAGCGTTGAGACTAATCCACTAGCATATTCAAATGGTTCTACTCTACTAATTGTAACCGCTGATCCTGATGTACTAATAGACTCATTTGGAAGCGGCATGAAATAAGCAGCTTTATGCCATTCGTTTAATGATGGTAGCCAATATCCTGCATCTTTCTTGCGAGTTACAGAAATAACACCAGCAGATTCACTAATATTATATGATCCGTCTTCTGTTGTTGATGACGAAACCATATCTCCTGTTGGAGCACCATTATTTAACCAATTGATAAATCTTAATGAGCTCAGATAATTAATATAAACTACTGGTAAATTCAACATACCATCTTTAGCAGAGTATGCGAATGGAGTTATAGAACCATCGCCAGTTCTTAGAATACCACCATAAATTGTACCAGACATTCTTGGGTCATATAAACCATTAGCCGATATTCCCGTTGCAACAGCATTTAGGAAAGAAATATATTGTTTATTTGTTATTTCTTTTTCAGAAATAGAGAATGGATATGGGACCGATCCTAAATTAGTTTTATTTATTGGGTTTGGTTCTGCTTTTATAGTAAATCTATTAGTATAAGATTCTGTATATAAAGCAGATTCGTCAGATGGATTATATATATCCTCTACGCTAGTGAATTTAAACTGCATACTATCATTAATAGAATTATTGCTAAATCCTGCTTTGGAACAAATTCTAAAACCAACATCATCAAAACCAGATAATCTTGGTGTTGGAACATAACTTCTTAATCCGTTGGGATCCAAAGTTCTCCATGAACCACCGCAAACATATTGCATTGAATTAGCAGAAGATATCTTTTGATCATCTTCAGTCCATTCATAAACATTACCGTTTTGATCATATGTTCCATAAAAGCTTTTTCTACCATTTGTACCAACAACACTCAACATTCCTGACCAATAAGAAGAACCCTGAGTATATGCTGCTTCTTGAAAATTTACAGTATTATTAGATCCTCCTGCTCCGTTACCATTAATAGAAATTTTAACTGGAATAGGATCAATAGCCAATCCATCAGAATTTTCAAGTTGTGTTGCATACTGGAAATATTTACCTGATGGTTTGGTGTTAAGAGTAGCTTGGGCAAAAACATTAATAGCTGGAATATCGCCCACACCATAAACTAAAAAGTCTATATTCTTTTTTGTTGTATTAAAAATTGTTGGAACATTGGGTCTGGTGCTTAATTGAATAGCTGTTGCATCAGAAGCAACATTTGAAGTATATAATTCATTTCTTAATATTCCTCCTCTTGTAATAGAGAATATACTAAGATCACCAGACAAATTAACACTGTTTTCTACTACTAGGCCAGTAATTTCATCATTTGTAACAAATATATCTTCAATAATATTATAAGAGATAGTATTATCTACAATATTATTTATAGCGATTTGATCTCCAATAGCAAATTCTTCTGTAGATGCTGGAGTGATTAAATCTATTTCTTTTGTTGTTTTACCAATACATACTTGTCCAGATCTACTAGGATATCTTGTCCAAGATAAATCTTTTCCTCCTAATCTCACAGTACCTGTTTCATATGGCCAAAAATCTGAAATATTAAATTGAGATACAACGGTTCCTCCGTCTGTTGTGGTCAAAACCTTTCCAGCGCTTTGATTTCCTAGTCCTGGAATTTTAAATCCAGTAGTTGCTACGACTCTTTGAGAAGCATCTAAACATAATAATTGATCTGTTTGAGTAATATATGGCAATCTTAATGAGTTTAAAACAGATACTATTCCTGTGGTTGTTATATTTGAAGCTCTAATACCAACACTTCCGTCGTTTCCTGTTGTTGCTATAGAAATATTAGATGATTTTAATTGTATACTACTATTATCAAAAACTATACTATCACCAGATGATGATACTTCTATTCTACCATTACCATTTGATATTATTGTAGAGTCAGGATGACTAGTTAATGTTGTTTTAGTAGAATTACCATCTGATACAATTAAACTAATTTGCCCATCATTATTTGCTAATGATTTAGTGTTTGCTTCAATGGAAGCATAAGTAATTTTAGCCCCGGTACTATTTTTAGCAGAAAAAGAGACTTTGCCTATAACATTATTATCTGCATTGGTTAATGCGTATGGATTCTTATATAAAGCTATATGAGCTGGAAAATCACATGATGATTTATTTTCTAATCTTATATCTTCTTGGCATATATTATTAATAATATGAAAAACTGTTGCTGGTTTTATACCAGATGGCATATTTAAACCAAAACGACCATCATGTGTAAAAATTAAATTTCTAGATGGATAATTGGGTAAATTACCACTACCATATACTATAAAGTTTCCTGATTCTTTAGTTTGATTAAATATTGTATCAAATGTTCCTGATGATGGTAGTATAACTTTAGCAGAGCTCTCTGTTGCTGAACCTAATAAGATTTTATTATTATTACCTATATAAGCGTTAGCTCCTGCAAAAGATCCACTATTATTATATTGTAATGATCTATCATCTCCATTAGGATTACTTTGTGCTGAAAAGATGTTCTCGTTATCATTAAACGATAAAGAGCCGACATTACTATTATTGGTATTTAGTACCACCCAATCCAGCCCTGTTGAAATTATAGAAGCATAATCATCATTAGATAAAGATAGTAAGGTTTTATTATTATATTTTATTCCTAATGATCCTGATCCTACAATCTTAAAAAATACTTCTAATGCTTTATTTTTTGAAGCATCTATCAAGTCTGCTTCTATGTATCCTGTAGAGGTATCAACAATATATACCGTTTTAACATTATTAATAGTGAAACTATTATTTTGAAATGAAATATTATTAAAGCCAGTGTTAAAATTTAATGAATTAACAAATAAATAGAACTGTTTAGAGCCTTTAGAGGAAAAATTCACCATGCTATTCTGGTTCGATGAAGATACTACGCTTCTATCAGCAACAACAATGGCCGAATCATTTTTTTGTATAATTCCTACTCCAACTTCCCATTCTATGTTAGAATTATCTATTATATTTCGTGCTAAATATGGTATACTTGATCCAACATGAGTATCATTTAAATTATTATATCCTGGTAAATTATTTAAAATTACAAAATTATTGTTATTATTTATTGTAAAAACACATCCTATATTATCGAATATGTGCATATTTAAAACTCATGATTAAAGGTTTATACTTGAAAAGGATTAATTAGTGGAGATCCTGCTATTTGATTTGCTGCTGCTAGTTCAGCAAACTTTTCTTGTATCACTGACATAGCAATATCTTGTAAATCCGGGGACAGCTTATTCAATGCGGCATCTCCATTAATTATCACATTATGAGTATGTGTTACTGTTATAGTTATTTCCTGTGGTATTGCACTTAATCCGGCCAAAGTATCAGCTACGCTCTTAAGTCTGTTGGTAAATTCACCAATCTTATTAAGAGTATCCGAGTCAATAGAAGATACACCATTTGATGGCGCTGCTGCCGTTTGACCGCTCATTGCTTGGACGGCATTCTGAAAAGCTAATGTAATAGAACTACTAATTTGGCCAACTATATTACCCATATAGGAGGACAAATCAAACATTTTATTTCCACCAGTTACACCTCCTGCTGTTTCATAATAATTTGGAGTTATTATTCCACCATTAGATAAATAATTAACAATGCCACCTCTTGTATAATATCCGTCATTAATAGCTTTTAGTACTGGTAGATGTTTTTGTGTTGCTTTACGATTAATAACAAATTCGCCAGGAGTTAACATGGCAGGAACAGTATCAGTTCCACGAGGTTGATAATTTACAAGAGTTCCATTCTTGGCATATACTGGCACTCGTCCCCCTGTTGCAAAGTTTTTAACACCAGAAAATACATTTCCAGCCCCTTCTTGATTTTGATCATTCTTTTTTTGTTGTTCTTCTTTTAGATTAGCTGATGCTCTTATTAGAGCTTCTACTTGATCAGCATGAAGAGTATCTCGTCCATTTTCTAAGTTTAAGTCTCTTTTATAAGCATGCGCAAAACTATTCCAGTGAATTTTTCCATTATCGCTTGATATTGCTTTTAAAGAATCTACAAAATATTTATAACCATAACCCACATTATTCTCATTCCATGGAATGACAGCATTCTTATCATCAGACTCTCCGGTTTTTAGTCCTGTATTAAGTAGTGTATCAAAAGCTCTAAAATAAAGCCAAATATCTTTTAATCTAGTTTCTTTTTCTTTTTTGAGATCGTCTGGTAAAAGATCCTCTCCGTATTCATTTTTTCCTCTAAAATAAAATTTTCGTAATTTATCAATAAGCTCACTTCTATCTTCAGAATTTGGAAAAATTCTTTGAGGATCTAAAGCAACTTCCATTAATCTATTCCAACTATCAGGAAGTGCTTGTTCTGCACTTTCTACTTTACCAGCTCCTTTGGTTCCAAAAGTATAAGAATCGCCCTTTAACTTATCGTCTTTGGTTTGTATGAATTTAGTACTAGTTCGTTTTGTCATATTTGACATTATTTGTCTATTTATTATTTTTTGTAATAAATCTTGACTAACATTCATTCTGTTCCAATATTTAATATAATCTTCACCCAAATCAGTTTTTCCCATTACAGCATTACTTATAATCTTTGTTTTGTTTCGATCATCTGGATCAGCAACTACCCTTGTTTCAGGGAAGCTCTCATCAGACAAATTTACTCCAAGATCTTGTAAAGTTTGTGTGCTATTTGTATCTTTCAGATTATATATTTCAGCAAAAACTGCTCTCCAAGCATCTATCCTTTCTCTTTCATAATTTCCAGGAAGTAAAGATGTTGGTATTTTTGATCCTATATTAGCAGCAGCATTTCCAATATCAGCAACACTTGTCATTTCTTTACCTATTGAGGAACTCACTAGGGGTGGTACATCATCACCAAGTCTTGCTAACCTATAGAACTCTCTTGCTAAAGTTACTTTTTTAGCATCATCAATCTTGGCATATTCTCCTATACTAAAATCAGTTTTAGCATATGATAATGCTGTTTCATTCTTGATTTTTTCCATATTAGCTTCACGAGCTTTGAAAAATTCATCTAGATTCAAGTCTAATGTTTCGTTAGATATAAAAGATTCACTACCAAATTTTGAATCATAAATAGGACTATATGGAATTCCATTACTAGCTGATAGATTCGGAATTTCGCGGTAGTCTGTGCCTCCTCCCAGTATGTAGTGGTCTACATAGTCATCTAAACGAGATTCTGGCAAGCCTAATGTATTATCACTTATTCCAAGAAACGGATTAAAAGGTCTCATCTTCTCATCATTTCCTTGCGGTGGAATTATTACATGCGGTTCCTTTACTCCTAATTCTTCAAAAGATTTTCCAAATCTTTTTTCATTTTCCAAATATAATCTACTCTTAGGATCATATTTGATATAACTAAATTTGACACCATTCTTGTCATAGTTTCCTGGTGATCTTATTACTGGTTGTTGCACCATATCTGGTGATGTTACAGCTTCTCTGAAAATCTCATCATAGTCATCCAAACTTAAATTAGCATCAGTCCATCTAAAATATTTAACAGTTCCATCTTTATTAATTCCAAGCATATCGGTTTTTTCTTCATCGCTGTACTGAAATTTTTGTTCTCCATCTTCTGCCTTCTTTGTGTTTAATGCTGCTAATTTAGCTTGATATTCTGTCCATCTGCCACTAATAGCTTCATTATAAGCTGTAATAGGGGCTAAAGGAGATCCAGCCATTGCTGAAGGTTCTATAACGGGCTTATCTAATTTTATAGATGCTACTGTTCCATTATATAAATTAACTAAATCGCTAACATTCTGTTTATTTCCTAAAGATTCTTTTGTTTCGCTCTCAAATTTCTCTGAAAGTAAAGCATCTTGATATCGTAATGCTGTCAATCTGATATTTTGGGCTAATTGTAGCGTTGCTATACTTTCCGTCTGATAATCTTGTATAACATTAGAAAAATTTGCCATTCCGTTTGGTGGCTCATGTTTAATCGTTTGTCCCTCGAAGTCGAACCTGCCACCTTCCATACCCTCTTTTCTTATAAAATTTTCTTTACCAGATACAATAGGAAAGTTCTTTTCTCTTCCAAAACCATCAGCTCTAAAACCAATAATATTACCAACAGGACTATTCTTTGCTTTTGCATAAAGATCGTCTCGTTGTTCCTTTCGGATAAAATAATAATAACTATTATCTTTTGAGGCTAATCCTTTAATTTCTGCTGATCCATCAGCATAAGAAGTAAAAGAAGGATTTAATGATGGTACCTTACTTGGTGTGTCTAATTTTACTTTAACTCCGTCAATAGTCGCTTCTCGACCACTTACTTCGCTCACTTCGGTTAAAGACTTAACAATCATATCCAAATTAGCTAAGACATCAGGTTTTTCTGTTTTTTTAATTTTTCTGGTCTTTGGATCAACAGGATTAAAAATATGCTGATCAAATGTATTTTTTATTGGAATACCACCCCATCCCCAATTCCCAGAACTGTTATTAACAGCTCCAAAAGCCACATTATCTTTTGTGTTTTGACCTAATTTTGCCTGTTGCTTTATACTATCATAACCCCATCCAAATACTGGCATAGTATTAAAAGTTGGAGAACCAGAATACATAAATTTGCCATCGGTTCCTTTTTTAGGAACCAAAATATCATTTCTAGGTACTGGTTCTGTAGCATAAAACGAACCTTGAAAGGTAGACCAATTTTCAGTTTTACTTTTTACAGTATCTTCTGATAATGGTTTGTCATCATTAATAATAGGATATTCTTTATTTGATTCTTTTTCAACAATTGATGTTCTAGCAAATGATTGTCTAGCAGACTCTGCTGCATCTTTCGGAGCAAAACCTCCAGTAACAACATAACCTCCATCAGCATAATATTTAACTTTACCACCATTACTATAATTTCCACTATTAATATTCTTTAATAATGGAAGATGTTTTTGCGTAGCACTTCTATTAACAACAAATTCTCCCGGTGTTAACATAGCAGGAACAGTATCTGTTCCTTTGGGCTGAAAATTTACCATTTGTCCAGCAGAAGCATAGATGATACCACCATTTGCTTTTCCTGGAGCCATAGCTGCCGGGTTCTTTTCAACAATAATTCTTAATTGTTTTATTTCGTTTGCGATATCTTTAAGTTGAGCATTTTCAAAAGTGAATGGAACGCTTCTCATTGCTGATACTAATTTTGCTGCTGCTATTTCTGCTGTATTTTGGTTCATTAATCTAACAATATTACCTAATTCAGTATTGGCTAATGATTGTGCATCAACAGCTTTTTTGTATGCAGTAATAGCTTCTTGCATCTCTGGATCACCTTCTGGATTTCTTAGAGATTGCAAAACATCAGCCATCATAGGATTAATTCCAACTCCGCTCTCTATTAACATGCTCTCAAGAACATTGGCTTTCATACCATTCTGTTTTTCGCCTAAAAATGGTGCTATCATATTAAATGCATCTAAACTTTCTTTTCTTTGATCAGCACTACTGCCAAAATTAATACCACCTTGCATATTATTATTTAATCTATCCATAGCTCTATTTAATTGACTAAGTTCTTGAGGACTACTGGTTACCAACCTCTCAGCCATATTTACGCCAGCTTGACGTTTTTGCTGTATCTCATTAATCTTGGACATAGCAATACTGGCCATCTCCGTATTATCAGCCATACTCTTTAACGCATCATAATTTTCTCTTAATGCAATATTCGTATTTCTTAAACGATCTTGCATCATCATGAATTCGTCTGTTCCAGCATATCCTCTTTGTCCAGCAGTATTACTCATGCTTTGTTGAGTTGCTCTTTGAGTTTCTAATGTTCTAACATTCTGAGCAATGAGAGCAGGATTTGTTTGTCCTCCTGTTTGAGCTTTAACTCCGGCCAAAGAAGCATCAAGTTGTTGCCTTAATGAAATTTCTTTACCAAGAGCTTTGTCTAGCTCCATCTGTCCTCTTACTTGTATATCCGAAGCTCGTCTGAATCGTGAATTAGCTTCAATTGAAGACTCTACCATTTGATTCATAGCATTTGAATAATCATTCAAATTATTTTGCCAATGTTCTAATGCTTTTATAGCAGCTTCTTGTGCTTTCCTTGTAGAATCCATAATATTTCCAAGTTGTGGAATTTTTTCCATTAAATCTCCAAAATCAATTTTTTCATCACGCTTTTGGCGAATTTGTCCTATGGCAGCATTGACTTCTTGACTTAATTTATTATTAATATCTTTTGGTAATTTAAGTTTAGTTAAAGCTTCTTCTATATTATTTTGAATTTTTATACCAATTTTTTCATTACCAGCATTTGGATCTTCTTTAATTGTTTTATTAATAGTAGACATTATGGTATCTTGTAATGTGCCACCAGCTTGTAATAATCCTTTCATATCACCAGATTCTGATCCAAACATATTTGCTGCGTTTTGTGATGCTTCTGCTCTTTGTGTTTTATTATATGCATTTGGATTTTGTAACACATTAATACTTTTGAGTGATACTTGACCAGCTTTAGCATTACCAGATAAAGCACTTGCTGATAATTCTGCTTGTTGACTTAAATTATTTAATTCAAAAACATTTCGACCAATAGCTTGTTCCATATTCTGGAACATTCTTGTTAAACTATTTTGCAAATGATTAGCAGATTTTGACAATTCCTCTAACTTCATTTGTTTTAGTGTTGTTGCTTGTATTTCTCGTGCTTTTCTTTCTCCCTGTATGGAAATAATAGATTCTTTTTTAGCATTTTTCTCTTCTTGTGTAAGACCTATAGAATTTTGTATATTCAGTATTTGTTCTTGGACAGCAGCATCTGCCAAGGCTAAACTTCTTGTTAACTTGGTAAAATCTGGTGTTCCGGCCACATCTTTGATCTGAGTGCCTGATCTTATTTTTTCTTCAATAAGTTGAGAAGAAATCTGCGCTGTACCAGCATAGTCTTTTGCTGCTTCTACTGATTTTTTAGGAATCATTGTTGCAAATAGTTTTTGCTGTTTCTCAGCAGCACCACCACCAAAAGTAGCAGAAAAATAATCACTCATCCCTTTTTCAAATAGTATATCTGATCTTTCTGATGATCCTTCTCCAGTATCGAACAAATTGGCAAAACCTCGACGAGCTCTGGATTTTTCTTTTTGTACCTGATCTGCCATTCCTGTAGACTTACCAATTTGTTGTTCTACTACTCTTTGTTTAACTTCATTTTTCATGTCTTTCTTGAATTCTTCAAAAGCTTTTCCTGTTGTTTCTAAAGATGCTTCTAGATTTTTGGAAGCTAATGAAATTGCCATTTCTCTAGCAGCATTCTCAGCATCTATAAAAGCTTTTGTCATTCCAATAACTGCTGTTACAGCTGCGGCTGCTGGACCAGCAAAAGCGGCTATGCCTCCCATTCCTTGTGTCATCTCACCAACCATTGATCCCATCATCAAACTGCTTCCAACTGTTGTTGCGGCTCCCTGAGTCAGGGTTTGATTATATGCTCCTGATGTTGTGGTTGGAGCTCCTCCGCTAAACATATCAGTTAGCATGGGAATCAGAAAACTTGCTGTCATTGCTCTGCCCATCATATTTCCACCACCTCCACCAGAGCCACCACCTCCACCGACTCCTCCAGAGCCACTACCATTTTTGCCGCCTCTAGCTGCTGCTAATATTTGATTAGTGCTCATACCAGCAGCAGCACCCAAGCCTACTCCTGCTGTTCTATTTGCTGCTTGTATTGCAGTTGCTTGTGCTCCTCCTTTTCCGTATCCTGCTGCTTGTAAAGTAGCTTTTTTAGCTGCTGCAACATCAGCTTTGGATTGACCGCTCATCGCTGCTGTATCAGCAGAACTAGTACCAAAAACCGAAACTCGACGAGTTGCTCTGCCAAATGCTCCTGTTCCTGTAGGTATATCTGATGTCATTCCTCTTATATCATCCATTGCTTGTCTAGCTTGAGTACCCTGTCTTCTTACTCCTAATAAAGTTTCAGCACCACCTGTTCTATTTTTTCTATATGCTGTTGCTGAATCATCTAAGCTTTTTGCTGTTTTACGTGCCGCATCTCTTAGTGCTCCTAGTGGATCAGCTAATAAATTTTGTCTAAAAGATCCTAAAGCTGTTGCAGCATCTCCTAATGTTTTTCCAAATCTTGCTTGATTTTGCTGTTTTCTTTCTGTATCAGCAACAGCCATTTGTGTTAATGTATTTCTTTTTAATCTGCTTCGTTCTCTTTCTCTCCTAGGATCAGAAGCTGAAAAACGACTATCAACATCTGCATCTATTTGACGCATTCTAGCTTGTCCTCTAACTGTTGATCTTTTTTCTCTCAATATTTGATATCCTTCTGGATTCCTAGCTAAATTTCTTCCTAATGTATTTACATTATAAAATCCTGTGCTTGATGCTGCATTATCAATCATACTTTGTGCATTTGCTCTTCTTGCTTCTTGTCTTCTTTTTTTTGCTTCTGATGATAATCTTCTTCTCTCAGCTTCTTCTCGTCTTCTTTGAGCTTCAGGGTCAATCTCGGCAGTAGCTAAAGGTTCCCATGAACCTCTTGCAAACTTCTGAACAACTCCGCCACTATGATACTTAGGCAACTTGTTTAATGCTGTAAACCCACCCTTATTAAGTTTGTCAAGATTATTATAACCTAGATCTTGGGCAGAATTTTTATTAATAACATATTCACCCTCTTTAGCCATAATGGGTATTTCGCCACCAGATGCTTTTTTAACTACCGAGCTTTTTTGTTTTATTTTATCCGGAGCTTTAAAATATGAACTTTGTAATGCCCAAGCATCAGCTCTTAAAGAAGCTTCTTCAGCAGATTCACCTGGACCACCGTGATATGGTGGCCATTCTGATTTTGGTCCCTTTAATCTAGGATCAAGTAAATTACTTGCTGTCCAATATTGTTTTGGTAGTGGAGTTTTAAATACGTCTTTACGAGTTAGAAAATAACGTTTCCATACCCCTTTAGCAGCAGGAGTAACACTACCTCTATCTGATGTTAATCTTCCACCAGATTCTGCTACTGATTCCATAAGAGTATCATATAATCCACGAGGCGCAAATCCTTTGGTAGCATTAGCAAAACTAACAGCAAATAATTTTGGCCCTATCTTATTAGCTTTAACGGTCCCAAATCTTTCTTTCTCATATAATTTACCAGTAAATGCTGCTGTAACTTCTCCTTCTTCTGGTTTTCCATATAAACCAATTTTACCATATGCTCTTCCACCACCTCTTATTTTTCCTTTTTCTATAGCGTCTCGTCTTTTTTGTAGAAGATCTAATTCCTCCATTTCTTGTTGTGTTTTATCTTTCTTATACATCAGAGAGACTAATCTTCCACTATCTGGTGCAGCATTTGCTAAACCTGTGTATCCGCCTTTTGCATGTTTTTTTAGTCTAGGTCTATATCCTTCTGCTCTTAAAGCTTTCTGTTCTGATGTTAAGCCTTCGTATTCTCCCATGCTTCCGCCACGACGTTCTACTGCGCTTTGTATTCTTTGTCTTTTTTCTTCTACTGCTTTATCTCTTCTTTCTTGTTCTGCATAGATCTTTTTTGATGGTAGTAATCCCAATTTCTTGCTTATGTCCCAATCTGGAAGAGCATAGTCTTTCCATCTATTGTCTAGTCTTTCCTCTAATTTAGCTGTTAATTGTTCTGGTGTCATACCTAGAATATTAGCTCGTGCAGCAATATCAGCCGGAGAGTATTTTCCTCTTACCCAATCACCCTCAGAATATCCGGACCTAGATTTTATAAAGTTTTTTATATTACTAACTATTTTGCCTTTTGGTCCTGTTAATGTTCGTTTAGCGTCAACAGGTGTTCTGGCCAATAATGGATTATTAAACCAGTTTGTTGCTATTTTACTTCCTATACCATAAGGAAAGTCTATACTACTATGCTTTTCGCTATCTTTACTCATTGCTGTCCAAATATTAGCAGCGGCCGGATCTTTCGATATGATTTGCCTTATTTCTTCTTCAAAAGCATTTCCTTGAGTATCTGCTATGCCTTTTCTGGTTGCTCTACCCATAGACGATTTAGTTTTTTTGTATAAAAATGATTTTATGCCAGATAATTTAGAAGCAGCAGCAATATTATCTGGATCATCATCAACAAATACTCCTTTATCCTGTCCCAAAGCTTGGGCCATAACATTTGCTTTAGCTAGTCCTATATCTGCTGCGGAAGTTCCTTTTGCCCCAACTCCGGTAAAATTACTTAATGGTATATTTAATCCTCTGCTATTAACCCAACTAGCAATAGATCCTACAGTGCTTTGAGGTCTTGCTGTTACAATATGTAATCTGGACAAAAATTTATTATAATCAGCAGGAGAAAATTTCTTTTTAAGTTGACTAGATAAACGCACAAGCCCTCTAAATAGAGCAGATGGTTTGGTTTTAGCCAATTCCATTTTCGCTCTAACTTTATCACTCAATCCTCTTGCAACAGATGCTTTTTCATAAAATTGACTATACATACCAGCTTTGGATGTTTTATCATCCATTGTCGGGGTTTTACCTGTTTTTTTAAATATTTCTTTTTGTTTTTCTGTTATAGGATCAGTGTTAAATGCTAGTGTTTTATCAAAATCAAAAAATGCTTTAAGACCAGATCCTCGTGGATCTAATAGCTTAATAATCTCATCAACATATGATTTTTGAACACCTTGCCCGACCATTTTTAGATATCCCTTAGTATATTTCTTAGCTCTTTGATCAGCAGTTGGTGCTGCCTCTACAGATGCTCTATTAGGATCCTTCTTATCCATCTGTGCTAAACGAGCTTCTCTTTCAATGTTGTTTTTATCTAATACTTGACCAAACACTCTAACCTTTTTAGATCCATCTAGTCCAGGAATGTCTATGTCTGTTGGCGGAAAACTAGATCCAAACATTCCTATAGCACCAAATAATGAGTCTGAAGAAATTGCATTATTTGTATCTTCATTATCTTTATTTCTTCTATCTTCTACTATTTTATTCGCTTTAACTACTAGTGAACTTAATATTTTAGATTTTAATGTTGGATTTTTGCTATATGGTCCTAATAAGGTTCTTATATCATTAGCTGACATACCAGTATTACCACTAATACTACCAGCAGATTTTAGTATCTCGGTAATATCAATTCCTAGCTGGTTAGGTAGTTGAGCAGATGGTATTTTTGATACTTCGTCAAGAGTCCAATCATTCATTCTCACATTTGCTCTTCTTCCTCCTCTACCTTTTTTAACAAAAGATCCGGCCATTAATTTTTGAACATCTTCTGGCTTGGTTTTTTTCTTTGATCTTCTATAAAATAATGATCGTTGAGTTTTTTCTATATCTCTCTGTGATCTATAATCTTTATTTTTTAATAGTCCTGGAGTATTATCTTCAAAAATAAGAAATCTTCCAATATTAATATTATTAGGATCTTTATTTAAAGTTATTGATCTTGTTTTATCTGCTACTACTTTTTCACTGGCAGATCTTTCTGAAATAATAGATCCTGCTACTTTATCCAGCAAATCACGAGTTGATACCTGAGCATCTTTACTTTTTACCTCAACGGGTGTGTTTCCTCGTAATCCATCGATTCTAGAAAATCTATTCCCTTTCTCTTGTTTATATTTTCCAAGTGTATCTAAAATTCTTTCAAAGGCTGTACCTCTAGCAGAACTACCTTTTGATCCTGTTGCTCCTCTACTATTGATATAGTTTTCTGTCTCTACTGGATTCTTTTCTCTAGCTTTCTTAATATCCTGTTCAGTCAAATTTATGGGTACTCTGCGAATATTAGCTTCTATAGTATCTCTAGTATTAAACCTTAAAGGAGGACTTGCTCTTCTTTTAAGTGCCTTTTCGATACTTTCTCCCTCTTTCTTATCGTAAGTTGTTTCTACATTAGGAACATATGGTCTACTAGACTTAAGTACGGCTAATCCTCCTTTAGCAAACTTTTGTGTGCCCTTTCCACCCAAACCCAATGCTTCAGTTGCTTTTTTTCTAATAACAAAACTTCCTACTGGTAGTGTTGTATAAAAACTATCAGTATTACCTCTTCCAGGAACTATTCCAATCCCACCTCCGCGTGCTCTTTTTTGTCTATATCCATTTTTATCAGCATGATTCATTTTTCGTAATGTTGATGTTCCTATTCTAGCAGCATGTTCTGGATAAAAAACAGCTTCTCCTGGTGTTAGAGCAACAGGAACATTAGAAACGTCTCCTCCTCCTGCATACTTATTGATGAATCCTCCCTTTTTAGCTCCTTGAGCTCCATTAGTCCTGAATCCTCTTAAAAATCCAGAACCAAACTGCCTTACTCCACTAGCTCCTCTAAAAGCCATCATAATAGCAAGAACAGGAAGAACACCCTTAACACTATCAGCAACACTAATAAGAGCGCTAGCTAATCCTAATGCTCCTTTAGCTAATGCTTGAAAAGTATCGCTACCGCCAATCTCTCTGAATAAGGCTAAAAATTCTTCTCGTACTTTTGCTGCTTGATTTGCTAAAGAAGCTTGTGCTTTAGCAGCATCCATAGTTAAAGATCCTTGACCTTGTTGAGCAACTCTTAGTGCGTCTTGAGCAGTTGCGAACTGCTGAATAAGAGGAATAACCTTACCAATTTGTCGGAATCCGCCCAGTTCTTCTACTATCTCACTAAATTTTAAATCTCGCGGATCAATTTGATTTAATCCTTCGCTTAGTAACTGAACTGCTTTATATGCTCCGACGAATTTTCCTTCTGCATCTGTAAGATTTACGCCGAATTCTTTCAAGGCTTCAATAGTTCCGCCTCTTTGAATTCTGGTAAAAATAGTCCTTAAACCAGTAGCAATAGTTTCTGCACTTTCACGAGTTGTTGCTCTAACGCTAGTAAATACTGCTATAAATTCATTCAAAGCATCCGTGCCTTCACTAACTCCTTTACTAGCAGAAGCAAACACACCACCGGTTCGTTGAATAGCAGCAATAATATCACTTGCTTCAACAGCAAATTTAGCAGATACTGCGTTAACAGCACCAAGAGATTTCTCTAAATCAATTGCACTAATACCAAACTGTCTCATTAATGCAATACTACCTTCTACCGTTTGATTCATATTATCAAAAGATGGAGCAAGACTGCTTAATGCTAATGCTTTTAATGCTCTTTCAGTATCTCTTGCTGTTAAACCAGCTTGAGCTAATGTTAACGATACTTCAGTTAAATCTTTAGAACTAACACCCAATGATGTGGATAACTGAGTTATTGTATTAGATAATTGAGATAATCCTGATGCAGATTCTCCCGTAACCTGTTGTAATTTAACAAATTGTTTATCATAGTCTATAAATGCATCAATACCTTGTCTCATTGCATTAGTCAAGCCCATTATAGCTCCAGCAGACATACTAAAGGCAGCGAATCTTCTAACTGCTAATCCTGCTGTTCTACCAAACTCTACCATTTGGCCAGATGCTTCTCTTGTTTGTCTTCCTGCATTACCAATATTATCCGCAGCATTATTTGCTGCTGCTGCTGCATTGTTTAAGTTTCTATTTAGTCCAGCTGTGTTATTATTAATTGCTGCTATTGATGCTCCAAATTGTCTTATAGCATTTGCTGCATTAGTAGCATTATTAGTTGTTGTTGTTAAATTATTATTTAATGTTGTTAATGCAGTATTTAATACTGTAACATTACGAGTGGTTGCAGGATTAATTCTTAGATTAACATCTCCAGTTATTGTTCCTAATTGTCTTCTAATATCAGAAACTATATTTCTAACATTAGATGGTCCTCTAAGATTAATCTGTGCAGTTAAATTAAATGCTGATGCCATATTTTATATTTCTCTATATAAATAGCATAACCCCACAACCATCCAGTAGCTGCGGGGTTACGCTTAAGTCAAAAAAATAATAATTAACTATTAGATTCTGGTTCTGGGACTTCCTTTGTTTCTTCTGGCTGTGGTGTTGGTTCATTTTTTTCTTCGTCCAGAATAATTGGATTTCCGTTATCATCCAAAAATGGTTGTTGATCAACAACATATTCTCCATCTTTGTCTACTCTATTACCAAACTTATCAATAAAGTTACCACTTTCATCAATAAACCTACCACCTTCATCAACAAGTCTTCCTTCACTATCTATTAATCTTCCCTTCTTATCGATAAAGCGTAGTTTATTATCAATAAATTTAAACTTCTTCAAAAATTTATTTTCTGGCAAATTACTTTCATAATCATTATCCAAACCATACAGCATATTGGCCAAGTTTTGAGCACCTTGAATAGCAACTTGATCAGTTGATCTATTAAGATAATCTTCTAGACTTGAAAAATATGCTTGTTTAGTATCATTATACACCACACAAACACTGACTAAATAATTAAATCTAGCATTATCAGCTTGACCTTCTGCACTATGATTATCTAAACTTGTTCTAACACTAATAAGATCTCGTATCTCATCTCTTAGCTGTTTCATTTTAACGGCTAAATCCTTAGCTTCATTGAGACTAAAACCTCCTTTCGCCAATTTCTTTTCTCCTTCAAGCAGTTCTTTTTGTAAACTTGTGAATTTAGCCTGTTTTTCATCATTCCATAATCCTTGATCTTCTAATAGATCATCAAGTTTTGCTCTGACAACGCTTTTGCTTTTAATAGCATCTGTAAAAGCCTGATTATAAACCTTTTGACCTTCTCTTTGATCACTCAAAGATGGACTGCGTACTAAAAATTCTTTTTCATTATTATCGATAGTAACTTTAAATGTTTTTGTTTTCATGATCTATTTTCTCCTTTATTTTCATTATTAAAACGTATTTCATAATTATATTTATGTGTATCTTTTTCGTTAATAAAATATTTATACATATTTTCAACAGTTAGTCTTGTTTGATGATTACCAAAATTCAATATATCATGTCTTGCCTTTTGCCATAGGTCATGATAGTAATCTCCAAGCTCATCCTCTTTTTCCCATAATTTCCCGAATATCTCCTCAAATCTTGCTAAAGCACCAATCATAATGGTGGTGCATTTTTTTTCAGTATCCTTTATTAGTTTATTTTGTTTTTGATTCATATTATTTCTTTCTACTGGCAGTTGTTAATTGTGATATGGTTTGCTTTATTTCTCTCTGTACATCTGGTAATTCTCCATCATGAGCATGTCCTTTTTGTTTAAGATATGATATTTTTTCTCTTATTGCCGCACTAGACTCAGGAGAATTCATCTCTGAAACAGCATCATAATCTTGTTCATTATCTGTCATTAAGAAAACCTCTCTGGCTTTTGTAAGCTTTGGATTAGCAGAATCAAATTGATTTTGTTTCTTTGTTTTTTCATTTTTCCTCTTCTGAACTATCATCCATCCATCAAGAGCATCATCCTCCTCTATAACTGCTTCGTCTGGACAGTCTGGATGCTCATGTATATTTTCATACATTCTACTTATATTTAATAATGCTCTTTGTTCATCTGTCAATGATGTTATACCATTATCAAATAAACTATTATATTTTGTACAATTCATATATGATCTCCAAATTGAACTTCTAGCTAGTATCTTATATGTTTCAGTAGAGATCATAAGTTTATCAATTTCTTGAACTAAAGAATTAAATAAAGTTGATGAGTTTTTAGATGACTGAATATCTTTATAATCAAATACTAACTCATTATCTCTATATAATGTATGGCATATAATATATTCATTTTTTAATGAACTAGCATATCCTTCTAATGTATTAGATATAAAATTTTGTTTAGTTAAATATATCTTATTTATTTGGCTTTTTGTATTCTTAATGTTATTTCGTATCATCTTTGTTTTTGATGGTAATAAAAAGTTTTCGAATAATTCTACTTTTAAGCTATCTAATTTTTTTTCTAAATTTTCCAAAGCTTTGTCTGTTTGTAAATTCCATAATTCTAAAGACATTAAAATATTGGTTGTATTTTCTTCTCTAAACCAATTATCAAATTTTTCATCATTAATAATTTGTTCATATAATAAAGCTGATTCATATTTAATCTCTATCGAAGGAGGATATACAATATATTTATTATCGTTATGATAAAATATAGTTTTCCCAGATAGTATCCTATTTAAAAGAATCTCTTTATCATTGTCCGTCATTATTAGTCTTTAAGTCGTTCCTTAAATCGCTAATGGTTTTATCTTTGTCTTTAATTTGCGATTGTAATATGTCTATATATTTTTGAGCATTATAAATATCCGCATATAGTCTACCTATGAGACTATACAATTCTTCATTATTCATAAGTCCTAATGTCCTGTACGTAAATGTCTACTAACTTATTTAATAACTATCAGTTATTATCAAACTTAAAAGGAGCGCTAACTACTTTCTGAGGAGCAAATGATACGCTTTGACCACCAGCTGGTGTGAATTGACTAGCATCATCAGCATATGATCCAGAAGCAGTCATGATAAAAGTATTATCTGTTGTGAAACTATAACTAATTTCAACATTACCACCACCAGTATCTCCACCGGTATAGTTAACAGATTGTAGTTTATTTCTATCTCCAAGATCTATTGTTAAGTTATTGCCAGTACCAGAACCGCAGATAACGAATTTAATTGGCTTATTAGCAATAGAACTGGTGCCTGTGCAACTATACTGAGTTTCGCTGATACTCAAGAAATCACCGACTGTACCGATGCTTGTGATTTCTGTTGTGATTTCAACTGGGAAATTAACATATCTTAAATATGGTTCAAATTCTCCTAGTGAATAGATTGCTTCACGACCAAGATCCATGCTAACTGTAACGTTGCTAAGAACAGCATCTTTCATGCCGCCAGCGCCTGTTGGAAATACTGAAGAACCATAATCAAACTTCCAGCGTCTTGCTGTTGCTGGTGCTTTTACTGGTGTAGTAAAGAGATTATCTTCGGCTGCTCCTCCTGATGGAGCAGTCCAGCTCTTATTGTTTCCAACAAGAGTAACCTCTTCGGTAATATTTCCATCTGTTGGAAAAGTATAACTAAAGTTTGATGCGTATAGTCCTGTGCAATCTACATATGATTCTGGAACACCACTTGAACCGTATCCAGTATCATCATAAATGTTTAATCTGAGATTAACTCTATTGTTAGCTCCACCAACTAAACTTTGATAAGAACAATCTGATGTTCCACCCATGGTTATTAAGAATAATGGTTTTGTACCATCAAATACTTTATTAATGGTAACTTCAACTTCTGGATTATTCTCTATGCTATCATATTGCTCTAGTTGACCGAGCTGGAAAATCTTTTCAAGATTAAAATTGGTATTAAGACCAACGCTTTGGATACCACAAGGAATAAGTGTGGTTGAGTCTACTGTTCCACTCTCAGAAACTGGTGTTAGTTTAATGCCTTGTGTTGCGTAAAAAATTCTTTTATTGGCCATAATTTCACTCCGATATATTGAGCGTTGATATGTTTTATGATCGACTATAAAGTATTACACCAACAAAAGTGTTATGGATAAATTTTTATTGTCCAACGAATAACAGAATTATGTAAAGTTGAGGAAATTGTATTCATTTCTGATAATACAGAATTCTGGATAACAAAAATATTAGATCTATATTTTGAATCATTCATAATTTCGTCATAATATAAGCCATTATTATTAATTTGGCCTTTATTGTTTAGTTTATACACATTATCCTTAACAACTTGATTAATATCATATAAATATGATTCTCTATCTTTTTGTACTAATAAAATATCTGATATAAAATCTCTTTGAGATGAATTTTCAGTATAAATATGTAATAGCATATCTTGATCTATAATATTATCAACACTACCTAATTGGTATGGAGTTTGAGAAGTTCTTGCTATTGTTTCTATTATTATGCAAGGAAGTTGCACCCTATGATTGGCCGTAATAATTTGACCTTTATTCTTGCTATTAGCATCAGGATCATATGATAATCTTTGTAATTCTCTCCACCAAGAACATTCATGAGCAGTATAAGTTTGAATATATCTATAGCTGTAATTTAATTTAATGTTCATTGATGCTGGTTTGGGAGATGAAAATACTATTTGTCCTAGTGGATAATTTATATGATAATTATTAGGACTAACTCCTGTTGGACCAGGAACAAATACATTATTTATATAGATTCCAGATATTGGTATCGGACATCTATCACTATGACATACTCCTGTTTCATAAACCCAATCTTTTCTCACACTTTCCCATACTGTATTATTTGTTCGTGCTGGATCCTGTGATGATTTTAGTGATGCAAAATCTCCATTGTATAGTCCACTTGTTGGAATATTAACATTAACAAATCCTCCAATTCTTAAAAAACTATAGTCTAGAAAACTTTTAATATTATCTTCTAATTGAGATATTGCTGGTCTGTCTGATATATTTTGAACATTATGAAAACCTAAAAACATATTACTCATATATTTCTCTCTACTATAGATTTAATGGTATTAGTCAGTTCATCTTCAACAGACTCTATAGCTCTTGTTGTCCAGTTGTTTCTTTGTGTTCCAACAAATTGAGGAGGAACCCTCCAATTCTTGGAACTACTCACCATAATAGCGTCTCCTGATCTAGAATTCGGGTTTGGTCCAAATTTAACCTCATAATTTCTTATTATAATATCTGCACCTTTTAGCAATAACCACTCAAGCCAAGGTAAAGTATAACCTTTATTTTCATCAATAACATTAGCGCTGGGATGGGATAATGCTCCACCAAAAGTATCTGAAGGAATCATTTCTATACTAATACCTCCACTCAAACCACTATTAATAGTTCTAATTGGTAAAATTTTAACTGAAATGGTTTCAATAAGATTATCAATTACTATATCAACATTATTAACATTTTCTATACCGAATTCTTTCCTTAGTTGTCCAGAAATAAGCGATTGATATTCTGGTTGAGACTTTAAAGCTTTCATTATAATCATCTTAATAGACTGTGTTAATGGATTAACACTTTTTTGCAAACCAGCCGATATCTGCTTCGTTAAAGAATCTAATATCAAGTTTCTTATTTGAGAATCAGATTCTATTAATGAGACACTCAATTTCATTGTCTTCTCCATGTGGTTATAATGTAGTCTAGATCTCCTAAACCAGCAGGATTGACGTCTTCTATCCTCTCATATGCTATATTAGCAACACTATCAACATATAAAGCATTGGCATTTCTAATGTCTAGCATATAATTTTTATGACAAATAGTTTGTATTGTTCCATCAGGAACATTAACTGTTTTAGTATTTATATTTAAAAAATATTTGCTATCAAATATTACAGCCAAATAGATCTTTTTAGTCATATTATTATTCTGCTTAGTTCCCATACCCATACATATTGGACAAATAGTATGATCAGGAAATGCTTGTGGGCCAGTTCCATTGTACAGATTTGACGATGATTTTGTAATCATGTCATAGTTGCAATTATTGCAAAAGTCTGATGATCCATTATTAAATTTTAACGTGCATGAATTTGTTAATCCATGTGAACTTAAAATTTCATTAATCATAGTCTTATATAGATTTTTAAAATTATTATTAATAATCATGATGAATAAATAATTCCAATAGGATCTGACTCTTGGGATATTGACACTATAGTTTCTTGGTTTTCTAATTTAGAACTACCAGAATATGATCGCTTTTGCAGTATAATAATGCCATTTTTTTCTGTTTTAACTATTCCGTCTTCTACAAAAGCATTAAGATATTTAGAATCTACAGACTCTGTTGTTATTTGTATTTTCATATGATTTAAGCCTCATATGGTGGCGGCTCATATGTTACGACCATATGCCATCCAGATATGCTACCAGATGACCCCAGATCTTCATCTTTAATTATTAAGGACCAGTCGCCAGGATAACTATAACCAACGAGTCCTGTGATAGATATTGTAAGATCTTCGTAATTAATATTATCTAAACTAAATCTATATGATGGTCTTTTGTCTAAAATATTTAAATAATAATCGTCGTTATTTCTATTATTTAGATATATTCCGGATATTGCTTTATTAGAAAATGCAAAACTTAGCCCATTTAAAGTATTATAATTATTAATTTTATTATGGCTAGATAATAGTATTTTTTGCCCAGATGGAGGAACAAGGACCATTGAAAGATCCTGAGGATTATTATGAGTTAATTTGTCTATAGAAATTTCTATATTAGTTATTATGCCAGTATCTAGAACAGAAATAGTTCCGCTACTAACTCCCATATCTGGTATGCTAAAACCTGATCCAGAATAAAGTTTCGCAAACATGTCCATTCCTTGACATAAATATCCACAAAAATCCTCTTGTATAATATTACATGGTGAACTGATCGTTGGGGTTGGAGTTGGAGTTGGATTATCTCCTGTTGGAGCAATGCCACCACCACCTGTTCCTGTTGATGCTATAGAAAATCCATTACTATCTTCACATAAAATATCACCACAACTTGCACAACTTCTACTGGTACTTCCAGAAATACAATCAGAAAAATTATTTTTTATAATCTCAATACGACCTGTGGATATCCTAATATTTTGTGAGTTCTGTCCTGCTAAACCAATATCAAGATCATAAATAGCAGAATCAAACGTAAAATCTTTAGTGCTTGATGCTGGTAAATTCCATATAATGTATCCTGATGTATTAGATGTTAAACTATAATTACCGCATCCGGCTGAACTACTATATAACCTTACTGTATTATTATTATCTTTTAGCCTTAATCTAATACAATAATTACTTACATCTATAGGATTGCTGTTGTTGTCCAGATATTGAAATGTTATCTGGAAATCTGATCCTTGTTCTATATAAAAATTGTATGTTGCTGCTGCCATAGTATTTCCTAGAAAAATTCTCTCATGGTGTTATAGTTACTTCTTAGCATATCTGGAGTAAAATTATTGCCAACAAAAGGACTAAGAACAGCTTTAGCAACTGTTGCTTGAGAAAGATCCCAGTGTGCTGTTAATTCGTCATATGATGCACAAGGACCGTTCGCCAATAATACTTTTAATCCTTCCATACCTCCACCAACACTTAAACTAGCTGGACCTAATGCTGCTCTAACTCCGTCCATAGCAGCTTTTGTTCGAATAGCACTTTGATCAATAAAACATGCCGCCTTTAATGCCACTAATCCTGTAAAAAGTTCATCTTTGTTATCAACAGGATCAGGAGATATTGATAAATTTGATACATTAATAGCATATATAACATCTAATGAAACATCAAACTGCACATATTTTGCAGCTACTGTTATCACCTGTAGTAATCTGTCATCGCTATATTGTTGCTCTTCTCCAAAATCATTGATTAAAATTCTAACCATAGTGGGTAATTCTATTTGCCATGACATAATACGGCCTTTTATAAATGGTTTATGCTATATTTATATTATACACCCACAATAGTATTATGGATTACCACTTGATGGAAGTATAGTTACTGTGCCATCTTCATTCATTGTAAATTGGCCAATAACAGATGCTCCAATGGCAATATCTGCTGGATTAACAGTGGATATTAATTGACCTAATTGATAATGTAATTCAAATAATTGTTTAGCATCATTTCCCAAAGCTGCTGATAGTTGTTCTGGAGTAGCATTAGGATTATTCCAGAACATTTTTGACCCTCTATTGAAAGTATTTACCATGTTAAGATATACGTTTTTAGCTTGCGTTTTTAATGCTTGTGCTATTTGTTCTGGTTGGGCGGGCAGTTGTTTAGGACTAAAATCTAGTGGCATAATAGTTCTCCTTGTTGAATAGTTAATTGACCATGTTCTTTTACGCTATTAAAGAGTATGATATCTTTTTCATAGTATTTTTCTATTTGTGACTTTTGTTCTTCTGATAGTATTGGTTTGGTTCTTTTTGCCTTGTTAGCTACTAAGGATTTATTCTCATTTATTCCTATAAACTTCAAACAGTCTCTTAAATTATCAGGAAAGTTAAAGACATAAGTTTCTCTTTGAATATATTTATGCTGATGAAAGAAATGCACATCGTCTCTTAAGTATCCAAATCGTTTAAAATCTCTTACTGGTAATCCTTGATCTATTCTATTTTGTCTAGTTTCTAGCTTTTTAGCATTTATTTTTTCTAAATTAGCTAGTTGGTTCGATACTTCAATATCTTCTCTTGTTCGGAGAAAAGCGCTATCATTTACTAAAGAATCTATTGCTTTATCTATATCTTCAAATTTAATTGCTATTTGCTGACAAGCAGTAATAAATCGATCAACTGGATTTCGTACCATTAATATTATAGGTTTATCTGGAGTTGTTGATCCGGGACACATCCAGTGCCATTGTTTTTGGCTTTCATCAATACCATTAGGAAATCTTGCATAAACTATTTTTTGATGTTCTTTTGGATAAAACTCTTTAATGATCAATCGAGCCATAGTTGATGAGCCAACTTTAGCATTAAGAGCAACGCTATAATTAGGAGTAGTATAATAATACATTATGGATAAGTGGTTAGTTGTGAAACTGGCGGGGTAAAGTTTGAAGAATAAATTGCTGCCCCTCTAATTATTCTAAGATCATCAATGTATGCATTAGTTGTCTGACTCAATCCATAAGTGGCACCTATTTTTATTTTATAAGGCCCAGCTGGAGTTGGTTGAGTAGCAGAACTTACAAGAGTACCATTTATAAAAAGTTTTTTAACGCTATTTTTAGAAACACAAGCAACATGATACCATTGAGTAGCTCCAACTGTTCCGCCAGCAGTAGCATCAGTTTGACCATCATTAAATCGTATCTCATTGCTAGTATATAAGTAAATATTTACTCCAACCGTTGAGCTTCCATTAGAAAGATTAATCACTCCTTCATAAGCAGCAGTTGCTGTTGGTCGATATATCCAAAACTCAATAGTATAATCAACTTGTGATAAATCTGGAATTACAAATGATGAATTACCAATATTTCCGCCATTAAACGATAATGATGCGCTTCCATATTGTTTAATTGATGTGGAAAAAGCTGGACTTCCTCCTAATCCTGATACTGATATATTTTGTGACGATGAGTCTGTGTAGTTACTATTTAAATTTAATAATAATGTTGTATATGGTGCTATCGACCCATAAACCGTGTATCCTTTGGTTGTTGCTATGCTAGGATCATCAGAATCACCACCAGTATTGTCACTAACATCTATGGTTCCGTCTCCATTCAATAAGTCTGTATAAATTTGATTTAGTGATGATGAATCTAAAAGATTTGAACTAACATCTAAACGGTACTCAACTCCGGGAATTCCAGGGATATAAGTCCATCTACTATAATAGTAGGGGTAACCAACATAACCATATTGACTATATCCAGCAGTTGCTGGTCCAACAATAAATCTTGAATAAAAAGGTCGTACTGAAGTTAAATTATTATTTGAAACGTCAACATTGTAAAAATATCCGTCTAAAGATCCGTTTGATGTTGACGGATAAATTGTTATACTTTGATTTCCTCCAATTGAAGCTTTGCTAAAATTAGTTCCACTAACATAAGTACTTTTTGTTCCGTCCCACCAGTTAACAGTATAATAGCCACTTGAGGTGGTTATATTACCAGTTATATTTCCACTAGACTTTGTGCTAACCATAACTATATGATTATATAATTTTGGTGGTATAGTAGAATTTGACGATAATAAAACAGGTATAGGACTAAAATAATCAACTTGATAAAGTGCTATTCCTTTTGTTATTCTAAATTCATCAATATAGCCTGAGAATTGCTCAGTTGAGCCTGTTGCAACATTACCTATTGTAATCGATCCACTAATACTATTTGGAAAAGATACAGATTCTAATAAACTGCCATTTAGATATAATTTTAAGTTTCCATTAAATCTAACTAATGATATATGCACCCATTCATTACGAGGACAAAGAATGCCATGGTAGCCCTGCAAGACATAATCTGATACACTAGTATCATATGTAAACATACCTCTACTATTATCATGCAACCATAAGGTATGAGAACCAATTTTAAATATTCCTGGTTGGGCCGCCGTATTGCTCTCGGTATTGAACACCCAGAGTTCTACTGTAAAGTCTTCATTATAAGCAATATTAATAGTATTGGTGGTTATAACATAACCATACTCTGGAATATATGCGCTAGTATTTCCTACCTTACTTTGAGTGGTACTAATTACTGCTCCATTATATGAGGTTAAAGTCATTGCTTGAGAACTACTATCAGTAAAAGTAGTACTATTATTACTTCCATCAAA